CTTTTTTTTTCAGTATATCATACTGCAAGCCCTAAAAACAGGACTTGCAGAAAGTTTTTTTGCCCTTTTGGGCTGGGGCGGGGTTGCTTTACGGTGCAGCCCCGCTAAAGTATCCGGACGGTATCATTTAGATGCTTTGAACAGCGCAGAGAAAAACCAAAAAATGAACAGGACACAAGATAATATCATTTTGTGATTGCCTCCCAGTCGTAAGTATACCAAACGCCAAAGTGACAAAAAGCGCCTTTTGTGGTTGCGCTACACTCAGCAGCAACGCGGCCATTAATAACAACCAAACACATATTAAATACCTCCTATCAAACCACGCTGAACCGCTTGTAAACGGTCTTTTTGCTGCACTCGGCATAAATATCCGGGTGTGCGGCCTGCAAAAGCTTGCTATCAAGTCGGACGCTCTGCACATCCTTATAAATGGCCTTTGCCGTGCCCTGCACCATCTCCGGCGCGCCGTGCATCATTGTAATTATATCTGCCCTAATTGCGTCGTTCATTGCTTCGAGCTCTTCAATTAACCGCTTGTTTTCGCGGTATGCGTTCACTTTTTCTTCAAACGTCGTCATTTTTTTCACATCATTTAATAACAAATGTATTCTACAGATTCCCAATACTCGTCGTTTTCGGCGTTCCAAGAACGGATTTCGGCTTTTTTAATTCGTTTGATAACGTCGTAGGCGTGGCCGTGATATACAGCATACCGATATTTTGCAGTATCTAATGCGCCAGCTTTAAGCAGCTTTGCACGAAATGCTTTTGTCATTGTCTTACCTCCTTACTGCTCCGCCCGATTGTTGAGCCAGACCAGACAGAAGAGAAAACCGGAAATCATGCCGCCAACGTACCAGAGGGAGGCCCACTGGCTTGCATCAAGTACCAGCATATTACTGCACCCCCTTGCAATACAGGCCGTTGGTGCGGCAGATGGTGCGGATACGGTTGCAAGCCTGGTACAATGCGCGGGCTTGCACATCAAGCCACGTCTCCCGGCTGTTAGGCTCATACACCCCGCCGTGCTTGCGCTTGAGTTCGGACGGTGTGCAGATGCGGGCGGCAATATCAGCGTCGTAGCAGATGGAGCAACCGCCGTTACTGTACTGTTTCCAACAGCTTGCACCGTTGAGCGCCCACTGTTCAAGCTCTGCACCGTCAAGGGGCAAGCGCTCCATGTTGTCCGCACCCTCCTGCACATCGTCCAGTAGGTCGAGAGCGTACAACGTGACGGCCTTGTCCCACGCGCTGCGGTCGTAGCGGGCGTTGAGTTCGGCGCGGATGGTGGTTGCGAGTGCGGTATAGTCGATGGTCTGTTTCATGGTTTTGTCCTCCTGTTTTGTGGTGGTGTTGTGTCTCATTCTTGTGACATTATAATATCACACTTTTGAGACACTGTAAAGGGGGTTTCCGTTGCACACGCAACAAATGTATTCAAAAATGAGATATATTTTTGAACCGCTGCGCTGTGTCCAAATCTGCACAGTTTCGGACACAATGCGCAGGCAGTCCAGCGCCCCGCGCCCTGTCCGATTGTCCCGGCGCGGTCTGTCTGGTATCGAGTGCAGACCGGTGCAGCGTGTCCAGCGTCCAGGCGTGTGCGCACCGCCCTGGTTCTTGCACGGCCTGCAATGCTGCCTGTGATGTGCAGGCCGTCCGGGTGCGCTGTGGTGCTGGGGTCTCCACCGGCGGGGTATACAGCCGCCGCCCAGCCCCGCCCGGTCAGTCTCTCAACCACCGAAAAAATAAAAAAGGCTCCCCCACCTTCACAAAACGACACCTATCTGGTTGTGCAAGTCTCCAAAAATTCCAAAAAATAAAAAAAAGACCCCTCTCCCGGTCTAATCTGTGCTATACTTGACCGTAAGAAAGGGGCATTGTAAAATGGCAAAACTCGTAAAGTGTAAACACTGCGGCGCAAGGATAGCGGCTACCGCTAAAACCTGTCCGCAGTGTGGTGGAGAGAATACACCGCCAAAGCCAGCTTATAAGCGGCTGTGGTTCAAAATCCTTATGGTAATGTTCGTATTGGCTTTTATTATGGATTTGGTAAGCCCTCGTAACAAAACAGATACTGCGGCTAGCTCTGAAAGCGAAAAGTCAACATCATCTATTGCATCATCTGTAAAGGCAGAATCCGAAAGTTCGTCTGCTACTTCGGAAGAACCTGTAAAAGAGGACGACTCTTTTATTCTAATTGATGAAGTTCTTGGCGATTACGGAAAAGAAGAAACGAACAAAAGTGGTTATAAATATATCTGGTACATGGTTCCGGCTGGCATATACGAAGTTGAGAATCGAAACAAAGAAGCTACAGTATTTGTGGTGTCTGATGCAAATTCTGACGATGTGAGCGATGTACTGAAATTTGAAAAAGCTGGCGAAAAGCAGAATGTTACCGTTAAAGACGGCTACCATATCGAACTTTCGATTAGCGCGGAAGTCTTGCTAACGCCAGTTGAATAAAGGGAGGAATTTGCAATGAACCAAAAGAATGACAAAAATAAAGAAAAGAGAGAAAATAACGAAAAGATTGCCGCTTCAATATGGGGCATCATTGTGGGCGCCGCTCTTTTGGCTTTTGGCGTGTATCTTATGGCACATGGTATTTCAAACGCTATATAAAATTCTGACCAAAGAAAGGAAGAATCAAAAATGAGAAAGAGAATCATTGCGGCAGCTCTGGTAGCGGCCGTACTTTTAATGTCGCCTTTATGTGCGATAGCTGTCGAAAAGCCGGATGAGATTGCATCCCCTGCTCAACTAGAAGAAACTAACGAAGAAGGAACTGTTAAAATTAAGGAATCTCATAGTCACCTTGAAACCAAGTACGAATACGGAAAAACGAGATACTATGTCTACTACGCCGTACTGGTTGAGAATACATACCCCGATTACGCCGTTGATTTTGTATCTCTAAAGGCTTCTGTTTTCGGTTCTGACGGTTCAGTATTAAAAACCGATGAACAAACCCTTGACTGGATTGCAGAGGGAGACTCTTATTGGTACGCTGGATATGTGTCGTTTGATTCCGAAGGCATTACTCCAACCAGAATGGAATACACTATTACTGCAAATGAGCGGAATTTCCACAAAGCGAGCGCATCCAATCAGGCTATTCGTGCTGGTGAACTTTCCGTCACCAATGTTTCTAAACGCGGCTCTGGGTACGATCTGCGTTACACAGGTCAAATTACAAATAATAGCCAGTTCACGAGCAACTGGATAAAAGTTATCGTCATTTATAAAATGAAAGACACCGAAGGAAACGAAGTCCCTGTGGGTGGCGATTGCACATACATAACCGATGCACTTCCGTCTGGGCAAACAACAACATTTGAACTTTACCCATCGTCCGGGTTTGTTGGATATAGCTCCTACGAAGTCATTGCTTTGCAGGATTGACCCATAACACAAAAAGCCAGCGGCTAGATGTTCTCTAACCACTGGCTTTTCTTATTGGCTGTTATGTATTATGCGGACTGCTTTTCTTCCTTGATCTCAAACTTTACGTTTGTGGCCGCTGCCAAACGGCGCACGGAGTTAATGAACGCAGATTCCATTTTCTTGTCTTTGCTGTCGAAGATGATGTCAACAGCGTTGATTTTTCGAACAAAAGTCTTGCTCATGCCCTTAGATGCGGCATCCTTCTTGCGGTTATCCAAACGGCGGCGAACATCGAATCCGTTCTCCTTCATTTCATCGTAGACTTCATTCCATACGTCTGCGTATGCCGTACCACCGCCACGCTTGGTTGCAATGGCATTCAACGTGCGCTGACAGACCTTTCGTGCATCGCCTTTGACGCTGATAGTCATAATCGAGCACATATTGTTAAAACTGGATTCAATGGCATCCACACGCTTTTCGGTTTCTGCGCTTCGTGCAGCCTGTTCGTTTACAGCCTGAACCATCATGTTCAAAATCTGCAAGCTGCTCGGCTGTCCATTCGGATAAAGAGCAACATAACCACGCTTGCGAAGTTCGGGAAGAATCACATCACATACAAGCGCCTGAAACTTCTGCGCCGTCTCGTTATTGGCCTTCATGCAAAGGCGGTAAAATATGTTTTCGGGGATGTATTCAGGTCTTTTCCCCACAAGTGGGGAATTTGCGAAGCTACGAATATATTCTTCAACACGTTCCCATTTGACGTATTCAACTCCATTTTTCTCTTGAGTAAAGCCAAGTCCACGAGCAGCATCTTCCAGCCGGATGTAAGCCACTCCGTTTTCTTCGTAGCAGCTAACACCCTCGATCAGTTGAATTTCGGTCTTAGTTGTGATACTATAGTTCATAGAATCTCCTTAAATAGCTTGCGGAAACTGAGCCAATTTGCTATAATAAGGGCGCAATGGCTCCATTTCCATTGTTGAGCATATAAGACGTTCGCTGTGGTCGCCAAACTTTAGCGAGCGTCTTATTCTTTTTCATCGGGCAGCGGATGATTTTGCAGATACTCTGAAATAGCTCTGCGCATAAACTGGCTGCGGTTAAGGTCGCATACGGTGCAGTAGTGATTGATCTCTGCCAGCATTTCCTTGCTGACGTTGGCGTTGCACTGTGCACCATTCGGGTTGTTGTACGTCATACTCGTTCACCTCCTTTCGGCGTAATTATATTATACCACTTTTCCTTGTGAAGTAAATAATTTCAAACGATTTTACGATGTAATTTATAATACATACGAATTGCCGAAATTATGTTACTTTTCTTTGCGCCCCGCTTCGTACCCCGCCCGGTAGTTCAGTTCGGACAGCTTACCCAGCGCTTCTGCGTACTCCCTGTCCTCGCTGGTCGGCTCTTTGCCGCGGGCGAGGGTTTTCAGAAATTCTTCGGTTGTTGTGGGAAATTTCATGTTTTTTGCTCCTTTCTATTGCAGAAGTCGTTTGCTTCTGCTATAATAATTGACAGAAACCGAGACTGCGCCCTTGGTTGCGCAGCTTCTGTTTTGTGGTGGAATAGGTCGTCAGTGCTACTTTGGTCGGTGGGGCTGACGGCCTATTTTTTTATGCCACAAAGGATAAATCTACCGTTGTTGGCTGATTCATCGTGTGTTCTGCTGTCTTAGATTATAGACGCTTGGTATATAGTTGTCAACAGCCCAATTTGTATAATTTGTACGTTAAAACACGTTTTAGTGTACATTTTTGATAGCGGTTTTGACACTTTAACGTGTTAGAATCGGGGCGAAAATTTATAGTAAAATTTGATAACACGATAATTATACAAGCTGTAAACTAACACAAAAAAGTGTTGATGAAAAAGTGACCCTATTGATAGTAAAACTGCAAAATTTCAAAAACGTCTTGACAAATGTCTCTCTTTTGAGATATAATAAGGCCAGAAAGAGAGGACATAAAAATGAACGCAAACAAAGCATTGAAAAGGATTCTTGAAAATTCCCCTCTTCGCGTTGGAGAATTAAATGAAAAGCTCAATTATGAGGGTAAACACGTCGCATCGACTGTTCTTGGTAGAAATAGGATTTCGTATGAAAACCTATTGAAGTTTTCGGATGTGTTAAAGTATGATGTTGTCTTAGTTCCAAGAGGTTCACGGACTTACCTTGATAATGAATATGTTCTTACAAATGAAGAAATGGATGCAAAGGCGCTAAAAAATACAAAGAAGATGTTTCCGAATGAAAGGAACAGTGATTCTGAATGATTTACGGTTACGCTCGTGTCAGTTCCGCTGGTCAAGCGATTGACGGCAACAGTCTTGAAGCCCAGTCGGAACTTCTGAAAGCTAACGGCGCGCAGAAAATCTTTTCGGATGTTTATACCGGCACGAAGCTGCATCGACCGGAACTTGACAAGCTGATGGCTGAAATCCAGCCGGGAGACACGCTGATCGTGGCGAAGCTTGACCGTATTGCTCGTTCCGCCAAGAATGGTCTTGAACTGATAGACCAGTTCATTGATAAGGGCGTTTCAGTGAACATCCTGAATATGGGGGTTATGAACAACTCCCCAACCGGCAAGGTTATTCGCACGGTGATGCTTGCATTCGCCGAGTTTGAGCGTGACATGATTGTTGAGCGTACTAGAGAGGGCAAGAAGATTGCCAGCCAACGCCCCGATTACAGGGAAGGCCGCAAACCCACTGAGTATGACCGCAACCTCTTTGACGTTCTTCACGAACAGGTGGAGAAGCGTATTCTCACGGTCACGGATGCCGCCAAGCAGCTTGGCGTGACCCGCCAGACATGGTATCGGATTGCTGAACAGAATAGGTGAAAGTATGGCTAGAAAACTTTACGCAGTGACAAGCGGTGAATACGAGGATTATCACATCATTACTCTGACCGAGAGCCGTAGACGTGCAGAGAAAATCGCAAAGATGTACGATGCCGATGTTGAAGAATACGAGGACAACGAAGAGTTGACGGCAAAACCACTCACTTATACGGTTTATGTCTATGGTGGCGTAGATTGCTGTGAATCGCATTTAGATAACGTTGAGAAAAATGTTATCATAGGTCACGGGCACGGGTTCGCTTATGTCGATGCGTGGTCTAAGCAAGATGCAGAGCGGAAAGCTGATGTTATTTTCAAGGAAGTCCGTGAAAAAATGGAAGCTGAACGCAAGGCGAAAGAAGAAGCATGGAATATTCCTACATGGATTGCCAAACGAGAAAACAAAAAAATCCATGTCATTCCAACAGATAGCAAAACAAACGCAAGCGGGGTGATGTTTGGATGCATGGCATTTGTTAAGGCTTCTACAATAGAAGAAGCCATGAAGATTGCAACGTCTATGTTTGCTGATTATGACGCAAACCGTGCGAAAGCATAGAAGTGACATTGTTCGCAACCTAGAATAAAACCGAATGAGAAAGGGAAAACAGCATGAAACCCGTAAAATTGTCAGAACAGAGCTTGAAGCTCATTGAAACGTTGTGCGATTACACCGACAAGCCCGACATTCTCAATTCCATTGCAGACGCTTTGTACTACGATGCAGACGAGTTGAAGCGCAGGCTAAACCAGCTTGCAGAAGAGGTCAAATAAATCGCACCTTCCATCCGTTAAAACGAATTTTAGCAAATAATTTTCCGAAAACAGCATTATAAAACCGAATATTTGATTTTTGTGCAGTTGTAGGCACTCTTTACATTTTCAGGTAGGGGGTGCCTATTTTTTTATGCAGTCAAAGCAGTGTATCGCCATCATCGACAGCATCAAAGCGTATGCAAAGCAGAATCCGACCGAAGCACAGGTCTATGAGGACTGGTTTCAGGCGGTGGTGAACCTGAGAGATGCCCTGCCGCAAGACAAGCGGTTCGATGCCTACAAATACTCTGGTGAGCTGCGTTCTGTCTGCGCAGCCATGATGGGCAAGATGAAAACAGGCGAGGACGTGCCAAAGGTCTATGACATTATCGGCCGGACGTACCTGTTTGAAGCAAAAGATGTGTTCGACAGCTATTGCATCTACCTTGAATGGAATCGTGCGCCGGAGAAGAAGTTCTATCAGCCTAGACGCAAGGTTCTGAAAGTGCTGGCAGATGACCTTGAGGACTTGTTTTATAAGCGGATTGACTTCTTGGGAGTTAGCCTTCCTGCTCGCGTTGGCAAGGCTTTAAGCGATGATACGCCAATTCTCACACGAAACGGCTGGAAGAATCACGGCGATTTGCAGGTCGGTGATGAAGTCATTAGCCCGAAAGGTCAGTTTGTAAAGGTGCTGTCCGTCTCGCCTAAGTGCCAGCTTGATGTGCGCTGCCACTTCTCTGACGGCACATACATTGACTGCCACGAAAACCACGAGTGGCCTGTCTTTAACCGTCATAAGAACGGATTTGATGTGGTCGAAACCAAGCGGATGATGGAGGATTATGCTACCGATACAAAAGATGGCATAAGATTCTGTTATCAGGTTCCGTTCAAAAATTTTGTCGAGGGAGAATATAAGAAACTGCCTGTTGAGCCGTACACATTGGGCGCATGGCTTGGCGATGGTCGCAACCAACACCCGGATATTTGCGAACCGCCTTGTGATCGAGCAATTGTCGAGCGCGTCATTAACGATGGATACCCGGTTAGTTGGCATACGGTTCACAAGGACACTGGTGTTGAGTACTACGGATTCTCTGGTTTGCGACAAGCACTTCAAAAAGGCGATATGTGCCATAGTCACCGCCGCTGCGTGAAGCATATTCCAGAAGAATACTTTACAGCCAGCATTGCACAGCGCATGGAATTGCTTGCTGGCCTGCTCGATACAGACGGTACGTTACGGGCAAAAGAGCATCGGTACGCTTTTTCTACCACAGAGCCGCAAATGAGAGATGATTTTGTCACGCTGGTTTCTACCTTTGGATGGAGATGCAGCGTGGTTGAATATCCACCTCGTGTATCATCTAGTGGCATTAAAGGCAATCTGACAGTCTATTCCATCTCTTTTAATCCTACCTGCCCTATTCCCTGCGTTGTTCCTCGCAAGCAGCTAAAGGAGTTCTCCAAACCTCGCCGTGTTGCGTTCTGCGGTTTTGAGCGCATCGAACCGAAGCAGGGCAATTGCATTCAGGTTGAGGGTGGCGTGTACTGTGCCGGGAAGCGTCTGATTCCTACTCACAACAGCACCCTGTGTATCTTCTTCATTACATGGTTGATGGGCAACCGTCCTGATGTTGCATCGGTTATGAGCGGACATTCCGACAAGCTGACAAATGGATTCTACGGCGAGGTGCTGTCCATCATCACTGACCCTGTGACCTACAATTGGGGCAAAATCTTTCCTGACGTTCAGCTTGTGGACAAAAGCGCAAAGGACGAAAGCGTTGATTTGAACCGAAAGAAACGCTTCCCTACCCTGACTTGCCGCTCGATCGGTGGTACGCTGACTGGTGCTGTTGAAATTGGTGAGGGCGGCGTTCTATACAGCGATGACTTGATCGAGGACTTGGAGGAAAGCCTGAACGTTGAGCGCCTGAACAACAAGTACGATGCCTATCTGAACCAGTTGAAAGACCGCAAAAAGCAGGGTGCATTGGAGCTGATGGTCGGTACCCGATGGAACGTGCTTGACCCTCTGGGACGTATCCAGAACCAGTATGCAGACAATCCGAAGTACCGATTCCGTGTGATTCCTGCGGTAGACGAGAACGGACACAGCAACTTCAATTATGACTATGGCGTTGGCTTTGACGATGCCTACTATGCCGATATGAAAGCCAGCATTGATGATGCAACATGGTGGGCGAAGTACATGGGCAAGCCCTATGTGCGTGAAGGTCTGCTGTTCCCTGCCGACGAACTGCGGTATTTTAACGGCGTTCTGCCTGACGGAGAGCCCGATCGCAAACTCATGGTCATGGATATTGCATGGGGCGGCGGCGACTTCACCGCCTGTCCTATCGCTTATGTGTACGGAGATGCTGTGTTCATCCCTGATCTCGTGTTCAATAACGGCGATAAGACCGTGACCAGACCGGAAGTTGTAGGCAAAATCATCCAGCACAAAATCAACGTAGTGCGTGGCGAAGCCAACAACGGCGGTGACGAATACTGCGACGTGGTAGACAGCCAGCTCCGGCAGCAAGGCTATCACTGCTCTGTTCGCAGTCAACGTGCGCCCAGTGGCCAAAGCAAGCTGTCAAGAATCATCCAGTATGCGCCGGACATTAAAAGGTTCTATTTCCTCGACGAAAAGCACCAGTCGAAAGAGTACAAGGCGTTCATGGAACAGGTGACGATGTTCACGCAGCTTGGCAAAGTTCCGCACGATGATGCACCGGACAGCCTGGCACAGCTTGCCGATGAATTGTATAACGGAATCAGTAAAATTGAGCCTGTCAAGAGGCCATTTTAATAATTCCCCTAAATAGCCGGTTCCGTAGGCATTAAAATTTGATTTGCCTGTTGACATGGCTTACAATAGTATCAGGAAGATTTGCAGCTTCCTCTAGGTATTGCGTTGACGAGATTTTTAAGTCATTTTTACTCGTCATTTGTTGTGTAATACCCTCCTTTCTTACTCACCCACGACAGCCGCCTTTCTCTGTCGTGGGGATTATATGTTGCGTTTCCGAGTGGACGGAACGTTGTTTGTACTCCCCCAACTGACACGAAGCGGTTCAAACCCGCTACGCAGCACAACCATCCTCTTGCTTTGCATGGGATTTCTCTTTTGACACCTCACCGCTATTCCCGGCTCTCGATGCAAAAGGCTTTTTTGAATTTTCTCCTTTTGCAAAGAGCAGCGGTAAAGTAAGCCGGGTCTGTCGCGGAGTGGAGCAGTCAGGTAGCTCGCTTGGTTACCAAGAGGTCGCTGGTTCAAATCCGGCTTCCGCGTCCGAATCGCAGTCCGAACCATTGCCTGTCCGGCAAACAGAAAGACTGTGAAGGTTTTCCGGGGCGGAAAATAGCACGGCTGGAAGTGCGAACAGTTTCCCAGTAGCTTCTGACAGGTCTGTGCTCAACAGCCTGTTTCCAGAAATCAAACGAAAGGAGCGCTCATGCTAGTTAGAATCTGTTGCCCTTGTATCAGGCAAAACCCAATCTATAAAAACGTCCGTTGTAACCGCTATCTTGGCGAAGTAGACGGACGATACCATTTCAAGTGTGACAGATGCAAGGGCGTTATCGAAGGAGACACAAGGGAAGGATGGGTGAAAATCATCCATCCACCGGAAAAGTAAATAGCTTTTGAAGCGCAGTTTTGGCGCAGTGAGATAGACCTTAACAGGTTTGTCTTGCTGCGCTTTTTATTTTGCCAGAAAGGAGGAACGCATGGCTGAGTATCAGATGGTCGTTGGCGGCTTTTTGAATGAGCCGCTGACTGGACGTAGACCGATTGAAACGCCGGAGACGGAAATCAATCAGACGAACGTGCTGAAAGTGGTTATGGGTAAGGCAGAGCCTATTCATCTGCTGAACAAGAACGAGATTCGCTTTCTGCACAACTACTACTTGGGTAGTCAGCCTGTCCTCCACCGCAAGAAGGAGTACCACGCTGAAATCACCAACCGCATTGTAGAGAACCACGCCAACGAGTGTGTTGGTTTCTACACAGGCTACATGAGCGGCACTCCATGCTCTTATGTGCGGTCTGAAACGGCAACAGGTGACGGTGAGGAAATCGCCCGCCTGTCCAATGCTTTGCAGTATGAGGGCAAGGATGCGCTTGATCGGCGGCTCTGGCAGTGGATGTTGGAGTGTGGGCAGGGATACCGCATTGTTCTCCCTGACAAGGGGTACAACGGCAACTACCCGGACGAAACGCCCCTGCTGGTGGACGTTCCCGACCCGGATATGGCGTATGTGATTTACAACTCCGGCATCGGGCACAAGCCCATTGCCAACGTGCTACACATCCCACGCAATTATCAGAACGACTTGAACGACCTGATTTGCGTGTACACGCCAAACCAGTATTTCGAAATCGACAACGGCAAGGTCACAAAATCGGAGAATCATTCTCTTGGAATGCTGCCGATGGTCGAATACAAGCTCAACCCGGAGCGCATGGGCTTGTTTGAACCGGCTATCCCTGTGCTGGATGCCATCAACGACCTTGAAAGTAACCGTCTGGACGGTGTGGCACAGTTCATTCAGTCCATCATGGTGTTTACCAACTGCCTTGTGGACGAGGATGCGCTCAACAAGGTCAAGGAACTGGGCGCAATGTGCCTGAAGTCCACTTCTGGTCTGCCCGCTTCCGTTTCGCAGATTGCCAACGAGCTTGACCAGCAGCAGAGTCAGACCCTGCTTGATTCCATGTTGAACGTGTACCGCAGCCTTACTGCCATGCCTAGTGCCACCGGCAGCGAGAACGCAACATCCGACAACGTGGGCGCGGTTATCGTCCGTAACGGTTGGAATCACACCGAAGCGAGGGCGCAGCAGTACGAGAATATGTTCAAGTATGCTGAACGCCAAAGCCTGTCTGTGATGCTCAAAATCCTGCGTGACACGGCTGGTTCTAAGCTGATGGCAAGTGACATCAACATCAAACTGCCACGCCGTCAGTACGATAACCAGCAGAGTAAGGTTCAGATTTTTGCACAGATGTTGCAGCAGACCATTGACCCGCAGTTGGCGTTCACTACACCCGGTCTGTTCCCTGACCCGCAGGCTGCTTACGAAATGAGCAAGCCATTCCTGATTGCCGCTGGCAAGCTGGGCGAGGATGGGAAAGCCCCGAAGCCGCAGGAACAGCCTAAACAGGATGTTACCGGCACAAATGCCGGGAACGTGGCAGATGAACAGTCTGCCGATACCAATAAAGAAACAGAGGACGAATAGTCCTTTGCCATAAACACGGCAGGGAAGCCGGGATACAAATTTCGCAGCGTTGCAGGGAAGCAACGGTAAAAAAACGCAGGAGGAAATTAACGATATGAAACTCAATGTGTTGCTTGGTGATGCCTACAAAGAGGGCATGACCGCCGATGAAATCATTTCTGCGCTTGAAAAGGTTGCAGACCCTAACGCAGAGGTTGAGAAGCTGCGCAACGCCGTGACGAAAGCCAATGGCGAAGCTGCTGAGTACAAGAAGCAGCTCAAGGCAAAGCGTACCGATGACGAGAATGCCGCACAGGAACAGGCTGACAAGCTGGCAGAGATGCAGAAGCAGATTGAAGCCCTGACTGCCGACAAGGAGAACCTTGTCAAGGAAAAGACCCTTGCATCTTACCGGGAGAAGTTCGTTGCACAGGGTTATGATGCTGAACTTGCCAACAAGGCTGCATCTGCACTGGCTGACGGTGACATGGACAAGGTGTTTAAGTTCCAGTCGGAGTTTATGACCGCCCATGACACCGCATACAAGGCTTCTCTGCTGAAGGATATGCCCACACCTCCGGGTGCGGATGGCAAGGGCGGCTCTGATAGCGAAGGCGTGGCGTTTGCTAAGAGCCTTGCACAGCAGAACGCAAATACTTCCAAGGCATCGAGTGACGCAATGAGTGCTTTCCATTAACAAGGAGGAAAACATGAAGTTTACCCGAAACACGGTCAACGGAATCAACGATACCATCCTTGCTTCCAATGACTACACCGCCATTCCTTTTACCGTGACCGAAACTGCTGCGGTTAAGGCTGGCTATCCCATGACGCTGGCTGGCAAGAAAGCTGTTGCTGCTGGCGAGACTGGTTCTAAGACCATCAACGCTGACGGCATCCTGCTGTATGACGTTGACCCGGCAGAGAACCCCAACGCTTCCCTGCTGATTCGTGGCGTTATCGACACCAAGAAGGCAGCAGCAAGTTCCAACTTCACCTTTGACGCTGACGCAATCAAGGCACTCAAGACCGCCGTCCCTGGCATCTTCTGCCGTGACAACATCAGCGTGAACGCTTAATAGGAGGTAAAACAACATGGCACTGAATCTTAAGGAAGTCTTTGCCCCGGCTGCGATTGCCGCCTATTGGACGAATGACCCCACCAATGCGATGCCCTTTGCATCTGACGCACTGTTCCCCGCAAAGAAGAAGGCCGGTCTCGACCTGAAGTGGCTGCGCGGTCACAAGGGCGTGGGCGTGTCCCTGATGCCCAGCGCATTTGACGCAAAGGCTACGTTCCGCACCCGTGAGGGCTTCAAGTTCGATGAGACCGAGATGCCGTTCTTCCGTGAGGGCTACCATCTGGGCGAGAAAGACCGTCAGGAAATCCTGCGTGTTCTGGACAGCAACGACCCCTATGCTCGTGACGTGATGAACCGTCTGTACGATGACACCGCGCAGCTTATCACTGGCGCGCGTATCGTTCCTGAGCGCATGATCTGGCAGCTTCTGGCTCCCGCCAATGGCGTTCCCGGCATCACCATCAAGGCAAACGGCGTGAACTACACCTACAACTACGACCCGGACGGAGGCTGGAAATCCACCAACTTTAAGGATATCAGTGGTGTCGCCAAGTCTAAGTGGTCTGCTGCCACCGCCACTCCCATTGCTGACCTGAACGCCGCAAAGGATGCTGTTTTGGCAAGCGTGGGCGAGGTCGTGACTGAGGTGTACATGAACACCGCCACCTTCCGCAACATGATCGCTGCGGACGAGGTGAAGAATCGGTTTATGACCGTCACCGCAAAAGCAAACGCTGTTCTGCTGGATGCCGAAGCACGGCAGATTATCGAATCTGCAACCGGTCTGACCATCCATCTGTACGACAAGATGTTCAAGGCAGACCAGTACAGCGCAAGCGAGAAGTACTTGCCCGATGGCATGGTCGTGGTTGCTCCGTCCGGCGCTCTGGGCAGAACTTGGTACGGAACTACTCCTGAGGAAGCCGACCTGCTGTCTGGTCAGTCCGGCGCATCCGTGTCCATCGTGAACACTGGCGTTGCCATCACCACTGAGCTGACCATTCACCCGGTCAACGCCAACGTCTATGCTTCTGAAATCGTCTTGCCGTCCTTTGAGCGCATGGACGCTGTGTACTGTATCAAGGCTTACTAAGGCGAAAGGAGGAAAGTAGCATGGGAGACCAGTATTCCGAAGCGGCAGTCAAGCTGGGGCAGTATATCGCCCCTGCACTTGACCGTGAAATCACGGACGAGGACTACCCACTCTTCGACTTGCTGCTTGATTTCGCCAAAGACAAGATATTTGCACAGGGCTACCCTTTCGGCAACAGACCGGACGAGTTGCCCTCGCAGTATCAGTCGTTGCAGATACGCATTGCAGCGGAACTGTACAACCACATCGGTGCAAACGGACAGACGAGCTACACCAACAATGGCATCACTCGTGTTTGGGAAAGTTCCGATGTGGCACAGTCCCTGCTAAATGAAGTGGTTCCGAGAGTAGGTGTTATCGGCTGATGTTCAATGGAAGCCCGCTGGATAAACGCCCGCTGTGGTATTCAAACCCGGTTGGCGAGAAAACGCCTGTTGTGGACGAGTGGGGAAACGAGACTGGCGAATCCGCATACGAATTGTGGAGCGAACCCGCAAAGCTGATGCTAAATGTCAGCCCGCCTACTGGCGCTGCGGAAGCAAACCCTTTTGGAGCATTCACGGATTACAGCTACGTTGTCAGTTCGTCCAGCAAGAAGCGCAACACACCACTTTATGAAGGCACACACGTCTGGTTTCAGACGGACGTTTCAAAGCCCTTCAATTACACTGTGGTCAAGGTCGCAGAGCATATTACAGACACGTTATATGCGCTAAAAGAGGTGGCTGCAAGTGAAAATTAAAGTGAGGTTGAGCGATGCCGGACTTCGTGATGCGGAACGTCAGATACAGGAGTACAAGGCCACCCTGAACAAAAAAGCCAGAGCGTTTGCTTTTCGTCTTTCGTGGCTGGGACTTGAAGTCGCAAAGGTGCGTTTCGCTAATACGGAATACGCTGGCTCCAATGACGTGAAATGCCATATCAACCAAAAAGACAAGACTTGCACCATCGTTGCAGAGGGCAAATCGGTTGCTTTTATCGAGTTTGGCACTGGCGCATATCACAACGGATATGGCGGTGAGCTACCGCCTGGTGTTGGCGCGCATGGCTCCTACGGCAAAGGACAAGGCGCAAACCGCAGATGGTACTACTACGGTGACCCCGGCAATGCTGGTACGCCTGTCAAACAGGTAGATGGTAAAGGCCAGTTGAATTACACCAGCGGCAACGAGCCAGCTATGGCTATGTGGGGAGTTGTTGAGGAAATGGCTTCTCAAGTCGAAGCAACGTGGAGGGAGGTTTGGAATAGTTGATCGATTATTTCAATTCTATCTTCACGGCTGTTGCTAAGGAGCTGCGAAAGCAAGTGCCCGGCATCTTCGTTACTGGTGAAATCAACGACAGCAACGTTAAGAAGTTTCCGTGTGTGCAGATAGAGGAAAACAGCAACCTTCCTGTGCACATTGATTCTGCTGGACACAGCAAGTACGCTGCCGTTTCTCTGCGTGTGCGGGTCTACTCTAACAAGAACACAGGGCGTATTGCAGAAGCACGTTCCATTGTTGGCATCGTGGATTCTGTTCTTGAACCGCTTAAATTTTATCGCAAATCGTTTGCCCCGTTGAATGGGCTGTACAACAATTCCGTCTATCGGATTGATTGCAGCTACGGGGCAACAATCGGAGAGGACGGAATGATTTACCGAAACTAAGGAGGTAAACATTCTATGAGTACTGCTATCTCCGGTCTGAATACCACCCTGTATTGTGGCGACAGCGCAACCGCTCTGACGAAGCTGTGCGACATCAAGGATGTGCCCGACCTGATCTCCGAGCCGAACCTTCTGGATGCCACCACCCTGTCTGACCCTATGCAGGTCAACATCTTCGGCATCATTCAGAGCGACACCAAGTCCTTTACTGCCAACTACAACAAGGCTGACTATACAAAGGTCAAGGCCGCTGGCTATGATGAAACTTCCGAGAGCAACGCCGTGAAGTACTACGCCCTGAAGATGCAGGACGGCTCCGGCTTCACTTGGCAGGGTATGCATCAGGTTGGCTTGTCCGGCTTTGGCGTGGACGAGGTTGTGGAAATGACCATCAACTGCATCTTTACCAAGAAGCCTGAGTTCAGCGAGACCCTGACTGTCACTGGCGGCTAAACCGCAAAAATCGAATCAATCAAACCGGGCAGAACTGAACAACGGATTTGGTTCTGCCCCTATTTATAAAGGAGAGCATTTATTATGGCTGCTAAGGTTATCAACTTTCATTCCCCCGATGGCAAGAACACTTACGAGCTGACCTTCACCCGTGACAGCGTGGAAGCCACCGAGCGTGCAGGTTTTCAGATTGGCCAGTACACCCAGATGACCAATCTGCTGTCCAACTCTCGTGCCCTGTTCTATGGTGCTTTCATCGCACGGAACAAGGGCATCAAGCGCAAGGTCGTTGACGAAATGTTCCAGCACATCGAGGAGAAGGAAGATTTGATGGGCATTCTGCTTGAGATGTTCATGGACGCTTCTAAGTCTCTGCTGGCAACTGACACTGAGGACAAGACCGCAAAAAACGCAACGTGGGAGATTGTGTAACTGCACAATCTCAGGAAACAGACGGAGAGGGAGAGCCATTCTCCTTCTCCAAGCTGTTCCACGATGTAGAAGCCTATTACATCTCCATTGGCATGACATACGACCAGTTCTGGTACGGCGATGTCTGGCTGGCGAAGGTCTACCGAGACGCAGAGGAGCTGCGGGAGCGCAGAGCCAACGCAGAAGCGTGGAGAAACGGCTTTTACATGGCATCTGCGCTTTCCTCTACGGTTGGCAATATGTTCCGAAAGAAAGGGTCTAAGCCTATCAAGTACATGGATAGACCGCTTCCCCTTACTCAAAAGGAGAAAGAAGAGTATGAATACCAACGCGCAGTTGAGGCGCAGGAGCGAATCAAGAGAATGATGTTCTCTATGATGGAAAGTGATGGCGGTAGTGATGGCTGATGTTGATATTACAAGCTTATCCGTAGAGATTTCTGCGGAATCGCAAAGCGCAGAGCTTAATATTGACAAGCTCGCTACCGCCATTTCTAATTTGCGGACAAAGGGTAACGTGGCAAAGGTTGTGAACAGCCTTGACAGGCTGGCCGGTTCCATTGCAACGCTGAAACAGGCATCTGCTGGAATGTCTGGACTGGACAAAATCACCAGCTTTCTGAATGGGCTTTCCAACGTCAACACAACCGCAAGCGCAAAGAGCATCAACACGGTCGTGAACGCAATCAAGAAGATTCCTGCGGCTGTATCCGGCTTGAATGGCGTGGACTTTTACTCCATGTCTGGAAGCATTACTCAGCTCACTAACGCTTTGGCACCGCTGTCCATTCTGGACGCATCGAACCTTAAAGCTCTTGGCAGTGCTTTCAATGCGATCGGAAAGGTTCCTGACCTGACCGACAAGCTGAAAGCGACAGACCTTGATTCTTTTGCAAGCTCTTGCCAGAAGATTTCTGCTGCCCTTACTCCCCTTGCATCTCAGCTTGACAAAGTAGGCAACGCCTTTGCAAAGCTTCCCCCGCAGTTGAGCAAGGTTGTGACACAGGCGAACCGTGTGACCGCAGCCAATGAAAAGCAGCGCAAGAGCTATCTCAGCCTGTCCAATCAGATGAACGGCTTTATGCGGAACATGGCAAAGCTGGTTTCGTTGAAAGCTATCGCTGAGTATCTTGGCAACGCTGTTGCGAAATTTAACGACTTCTATGAAGCAACAGACCTGTTTCATAATGCTATGGGCAATCTGAGCGGTGAAGCCGATACGCTCATTAGCAAGATGCAGGGTTTGCTTGGTGTTGTCCCGACAAAAGCGATGACCTACATGGCTACCATCCAGAGCTTGGGCACTTCGTTTGGTCTGACCAGCGACAAAGCATACATTCTGTCTAAGAACCTGACTCAGCTTGCCTATGACGAAGGCTCCTATTGGAACAAGGACGTTGCAGAGACCTTTACCGCAATGTCCTCCGCAATCTCTGGCGAGATTGAACCTATTCGCCGTTTGGGCATTGACCTGACTCAGGCGCGGTTACAGCAGGAGCTTCTTGCTTTGGGCTTTAACAAGCAGGTTTCTAGTCTGTCTCAGGCAGATAAGGCGGTTCTGCGTTACATTGCCATTATGAAGCAGACTGCCAATGTGCAGGGCAACCTTGCACAGACCATCCAAAGCCCTGCGAACCAGATTAAAATCCTGAAAGCTCAGCTGGATATGCTGGCAAAGTCTGTTGGCTCTCTGCTCTACCCTGCCCTGAAAGCCATTCTCCCCCCACTGATTGCCGCCGTACAGCTCATTCGAGAGTTCGTTGAGTGGGTGGCAAAGCTGATGGGTGTTAAGGTCGTGTTCACTGATTTCACCAAGAGTGCTGATAGCGTTGGCGGCATCGGTGACGCAATGGACGACACGGCTGATTCTACAAAGAAAGCCGCCAAAGCCCTCAAGGACTACACAATGGGTTTTGATGAACTGAACATCATTGACCCCACACAAGGAAGTTCTGGCTCTGGCAGTGGTGCATCTGCTGGCAACATCTTGGGCGATGTAGACCTGTCCGGCTACGATATGTTCAAGAACTATGTTGGCACATCTATTGATGAGATGAAGCAGAAAATCAAAAGTATGCTTCCTCTTATAGCGACTGTGGCAACCGCCCTTGCCGCTTGGAAACTCACAAATCTTATTACGGATATTGTGGACGCTATCTCCAAAATGAACGCACTGAAATCCATTGTTTTGGGGCTTGGTGTTTTTACGGTTGGCGTTGTCCTTGAGATTACAGGCATTAAAGATGCGATTGAAAATGGCGTAAATGGAAAGAATTTCGCCGAAATTGTTCTTGGTGCTTTGATTGGAACTACAGGTGCAGTCATTCTTGGTAAAGGAATTGCTCGGTTTATCGTGACCGGCTTTAGCAATACAGCTGTTGGAGCGGCCATTAAAGCGGCTGGTGGCTCTACTGCTGGCGCGATTATTGGAGCAGCAGTTGGCGGAGTAGTAACCGGCATACCCATGTTTGTAACGGGCGTTTACGATGCTGTGAAGAACGGCTTAAACACGTTAAACGGAATTTTGATTCCGCTTGGCTCGACAATGACTGGCGCAGGCATTGGTGCAATTATCGGCTCTCTTGGAGGCCCGATTGGTACAGGCATCGGCGCGCTGATTGGTTTGATTGTTGGTGGCCTGACCGATGTCGGAATTGCGATTTATCAAAACTGGGACAAGATTACAGAATCTCTCAACAAGGCAAGCGATAGCTTAAAAAACTGGTTTGTTGGCGTTGGCGAATGGTGGAATGAAAAGTGGCAAGGGTTCAGCACTAATTTTCAGACTGCATGGAAAAGCTTGCCCGGGTTTGTTCAGCATCCAATTCAGGCGCTTGACCAAGCCAGTGCAGGCTTAAAGAAGTGGTTTGTCGGCGTTGGCGAATGGTGGAGCCAGAAGTGGGCCGGGTTCAAAGAAAACTGGGACAAGGCTTGGAACAGTTTGGTTGATACGATCAAAAATCTCCCCGCAAAATTTTTGGACTATGGCAAAAACATCGTTCAGGGCTTGATTGATGGTATCAACAATGGCATTGAAAATGCAAAGAAAACTGTTGGTGGGCTTGCGAAAGCTATCATCGACAAGTTCACTACTGAGACTGATATCCACTCCCCTTCCAAGCTCTTTGAACAGTTTGGTATCTACATCGACCAGGGCCTTGCAAACGGTATCACTGCTGCTATCCCCTACGTCGCCACTGCTATGCAGGGCGTTGTAGACGCTGTGCAGGAGAAAGGCAACGAGCTGATTAACGCTGGCTCTACTCAGGCGACCGGATATGTAAACAACTTCTTAGATAGCCTTGACACTGAGTGGCAGCACATCGATCAGAGCTTGCAGGCAGATTTTTTTGGTAGCATTGGCACTCTGTGGAATGCGATTTCTAACGGAGACCTTCAAAAGCTCGGCACATGGGCCGCTTCCTATTTCTATCATGCAATGGACGATGAGCAACGAAAGCAAATCAAGTCCATTGCCGATAACAGCTTGCAGTGGTTGACACAGGGCTTGAGCAGTGTTTGGAACAACATTGCTGGTATGGCTTCTAGCTTTATCAGTCAGTTCGTTCCTTCTGCTGTTGCTGCAACATCTGCTCAGACGAGTTTGAACATTGCAATGGACGCAAACCCTGTTATGCTGGTTATTTCCCTGATTGGCATGTTGGTTGGCGCTCTTGTCAATTTTGCCAATAAGAACAAGAGCATCGCCTCGTTCCTGTCTAATCTTTGGTATGGAATCGGCGATTTCTTCTCGATTGTTTTTGAGGGGATTCTCCGCGTTCTCGGAACGGCAATTCAAGGCATTGTTGCTGGAATAAATGCTTTAATTGACGCACGCAATTTCTTTAGTCCCTTTGATAAATGGGGGCATATCAGCAACCCTCTTTATGATTGGGCTGATAATGTTGCGAGTAGTCGTGCGGAAAGCCAACGTAAACGTCAAGAAGCGGCCAATAGTGGCTTTGACGATTCCAAAGACCCAACTAACTACGAACAGCAGTACAAGGAACTGCAAGAAAAGTACAAAAATGGTTCTTACCCAGGAACGAAAGAATGGGATAAGAACAATGGTACGTCTTCCGGTTCTTATGGGAGCACCACCACTGTAAATGTCAACATCAACGAAGAGGAAATGCGTGAATCTGTCTACAATGGCACTTACAACGCATTCCTCGACATCTTCCAGCGGTATGGTGACGAACTGACCGGTGGTAAGGAACTCAAAATTTACCTTGACGGAAAGCAGATTACAGCATCCGTTGAGAAGCGGCAGAACGCCCGTGGGCAGTCTTTGATGGGCAGTGAAGTTTACAGCTACTAAGGAGGTGGCGGTTTATGGCAATTCCAGCACTGGTAACGGTAAATGGCGTAGACTTGCCGGAACCTTCTTCTTACGAAGCGACCACTAGCACCATCGTGGATTCTGGACGAAACGTTCAAGGTAAAGTAGTTGGCTCTGTTGTGCGGCATGATGTAGCAAAGGTGTCCCTGAAGTGGAACTACCTTACCGCACAACAGTGGGCCGCTATTCTCAGCCTGTTCACGACACGGTTTTACTGTACCGTTCGCTTTTATAACCAGGCAAAGGCTGGATACGACACGCGGCAGATGTATGTTTCAGACCGAACATCTGGTATGTGGCGGCGCGGGCCTAAAACCGGTAATGTGATGGGCTTTACGAATTGTTCGATTGCGCTTGTGGAGGTATAGCCTATGGTACAACCTTCTCAGAAGTGGCTTGACAAGTTTTCCGAAACGCTTGTGCCGGAGATGTTTGTACGCATCACCTATGGCGTTACAGAACCGGGTTTGCAAGAAGACGCGATTCCTAGCACAAATGGCGAAACGTTCTTCAGCAATGTATCTTCTATCGTTGACAGTGAAGCACATACTTATACGAAATATTCTACCGGTGAATTAAATTTCACTGTTTTGGACGGTAATTATACCTTGCCTGATAGAAGCGTAAAATCTCAGGAGGCTGGTTATGTTAGTGAAAATTGCGTTTCAACTTCAAACCACCCGATTATTACACTCTCGTTCAGCAAAATTCATACCGTGACCATTCCTGGCATTACCATCACATGGTCGTCAACGTTCAATGAATGGCCGACAAGATTCAAGCTGACCGCGTATTCTGGAAGCACAGTCGTATCCACCAAAACAGTGTCGGATAATTCCTCTATCACCACTGACATTGACTTTGAGATTGCAAACTATGATTCCATTTCTATTCAAATCTTGTCGTGGTGCTTGGAAAATCGCCGTGCAAGAGTTGAGCAAATAAAGCTGGGCCAGTTTATTGTGTTTGAGAAGAAAGATATTTTTTCGTACAAGCACGATTCCGCAAGAGACCCGATCAGCGGTCAACTCCCGAATGACAGCATCACTTTTACGGTGGATAACAGCACGCAGAAGTGGAATCCGATCAACCCGGAAGGCCTTTACAAATACCTGTATGAGCGCCAGCCTATCTCTGTGGAGTACGGCATGGACTTGGACGGAACGGTAGAATGGATTACTGGTGGTAAGTTCTTCTTGTCTGAGTGGAGTGTTCCTTCTAATAGCATTGAAGCTAGCTTTACGGCCCGTGATGCTTTTGGCTATCTGATGGTCTCCAACTACACGGGAAGAATGTATGGCACTCTTTATGAGATGGCCTACGATGCGTTGGAACTTCTGAGCGACAACGTGGCAACGTTTCAGATTTCCGAAGAGCTGAAAAATTATAGCACAGATATTACAAGCCAGGATAAAAGCAATTATAAGGACTCTGACATTTTGCAGATGGTTGCTAACGCAGCTGGTATGGCAATATATCAAACCAGAGAAGGTGTGATTGTAATTGGACGCATTCCTGACATTTCCACTGCAAAAGCAAACCTTTCCGGTGAAATCGACATTGTCAACAACTTCAACTGGCCTGAGATTGCGTTCTCTTCCCCTTTGAAAAATGTGACTTGTTCGATTGATGTAAAATCTTCCGATGGTTCAAGCACTACGAGCAAAACGTATTCTTACCCAGAAAACCCAACAGGGAGCGGAGCAACGCAGACTGTTAGCAATGAAATGCTGTCTCAAAGCGTTCTCAGCCAGAGCAAGAATATTTTGACAGAAGCATACAAAGTGCTTTCTAACCGCCGCAAGGTCACATTGAAATATCGTGCAAGCCCACATTTTGACGCTTTGGACTATGTTCTTGTTCATCACCAGTTTGGCTATTCCTCTGTACTGTTGACTACGAGCTTTTCTTATCAGTATTCCGGCTGTTTTCACGGGACGGTCGAAGGGTATCTCTTGGAAGGAGCTGATGTTCGTTGACCCGGTGGATCATAGACAGAACCGATGATGATATTGCGCAAGTCAAGGCGCTTGCATTGAAAGCAAAGGCAGGAACGTGGACAGAGAAAGAGCAGGCAGAATGGGCCGCTGGTATGAAGGGCGCTCTGAGCTACATGGACTATAACCGCATCGAAGGCGGAATCCAAGAGATCGCGTCCATCTTGAACGCATCTGTTTCAGTAAAAATTGATTGGGATGTAAATGGATACCTGACTGTCTCGGATGCTTCTCGTTGGCTTTCCAATATCAAAGCAATTCGGTCTTTGTGCAGCGGCAAGAATGATACCCCCGAAACCCCCGCTTCCCTCAATTACCTGCACTATACGGTTATCAATCAGGTCGAAGAAATTCTACTTGATATCGAAACAATAGCCAATAACCATCTAATCTACTGCTCAGAGCCGGTCTGTGGAGGTGAACCTTACTATGCACTTTGTTGACCGAGAAGCAAAGTACCCAAACCGATGGACAATGAAAAAGTCTGACGGCACATCAGAAATTGTCACACTGGTTCGCAACGACGAGCCTATCGTTGAAGGCACTCCTATGAATGCTGAAACGATGAACACCCTTTCAGATGTTGCAGGCGCTGACATTGCAAGAATTGCCGCTGAAAAAGCAGAGCTGAATGCAAAACTGTCCGAAGTAAACGCCAAAACGTCCGCACAAGAGTCGCAGAAGCAAGCCGAAAACTCCGCTGAAAGCGCTCGCCTTGCAGAACAAAGCGCTAATAAAGGCGGTTGGATGAACTTTGAACAGAAAAACGGCGTGCTTTATATGGTTAAAAGTGACAGCTTGACCGAAATAAATATGCAAGACAACGGCTCTGGGATTTTGGAGGTGACGTTTGAATGAGCAAAACAATTGAAATCGGCCCTTATAGCGCCTATGCCATTGCTGTAAAGTATGGATATGTTGGTACAGAAGAGGACTGGATTAAATCAGTCGAAGCGGCTCGAAAGAGCGCGGAGACAAGCGCAGCCAATGCAAAGAGGGAAGCGGACGGGGCTTCTGCTTCTGCTGGAATTGCAACCGCAAAAGCTGGCGAATCCGCTGCGTCTGCTGATGCTTCTGCATCCAGTGCATCTGCCGCTGCAACCAGTGAAGCCAATGCAAAAAAATACTCGGAAGAGGCCGGGGCCAAGGCCAATACCGATAAGACCCTGACCATCGAAAACGCCCCTGCCGACGCAAAGGCTACCGGTGACGCTCTGGCAGGCAAAGCAGACTTCGTCGTTCCACATGATCTTTCCATTCCGATCACGGGGTGGCAAACAGACACAGAAGTTGCAGAGTACCCGCATTACATCGATATTACAGCGGATGTTACGTCCACGACTGTGGTATCTGTCAGCATCGACCCTGCAAGCGCAGACGTAGCCGGTAAAGCTATGCTTGTAAACCCCGAAACTCGAACCGGAGCTATCCGTATCCGTGCACACAACATTCCGACTGCGGAAATTTCCGCCCGGTGGTATCCCATCAAGTATGGCGGTCAGTTCTATGGTAACGGCTCCATCTATTCCAACTTCCTGCTTGCGGCACATCCCGTAGGCAGTATCTATCAGACCATCAGCCCGGAAAACCCGGCTGTGACATTTGGCGGCGGCACGTGGGAAAAGATTGCGCAAGATAGGGTGTTAATGGGTGCAAGCGACACGCACCCGGCTGGTACGACGGTTGAGGCAGGTTTGCCGAATGTTAAAGGTACGTTTATTGCCGCACTTCGAGATGGCTTTACCAACGATTCAGCTAATAAAATAACAGGAGCTTTCTACGAAAACGGCACAACCACTGGAGAGAACAACTATAACAGCATCTCAACAAATGTCGGTATTCCCTCCGGCGGTGCGCCCTTCGGATTTGATGCCTCTCGTTCCAATTCCATTTATGGTCGTAGCACTACCGTCCAACCCCCGGCATACTTTACTTACACTTGGCTTCGTACTGCCTGAAAGGAGAAACAATGGCACTAGGAGAAATCAAAAATGGCATTGGCCCTGATGCCTATGCTATCTATCAGCAAGTCCTTGCGGCGGTAGTTGAGCGAGACCACCCCGTTGGCAGTCTGTACATCAGCGAAAACGCAACCAGCCCTGCCGAGCTGTACGGCGGCACATGGGAGCGCATCGAGAATTGCACTATCTGGGGCGCAAGCGATACGCATCCGGCTGGTACAACGGTAGAGGCTGGACTGCCGAATATTAAAGGCAGTTTCAGCTTTGAATCCCACGCTGGCGATGGAGGATGGCTTAAAGTCGCTTCTGCTACAGGCGCTTTCGGCGGAAGCAAAGCAGGTGATGGCGCTGTGGCTCAAGCAGGTGTTAATGACGTCGGATCCATGGCTGTTGATATGGATGCTTCCAAGTCGAGCAAAATTTACGGCGCTTCCACTACCGTCCAACCCCCGGCATACTGCATGTACATCTGGCGTAGAGTGGCATAACCGAAAGGAGCACACATGAAAATTATTGACAGTAACGGCAACCCCATCGAAGCCCCCGACCTGACGAAAGGATACCTCAAGCCCGAGACCCAGACCGTCCACCACGATGCTGTGGCGGGCGTGGAAGAAGTCAGCCACTACGAGACCATCCGTGAATATCCAAACGGGGGAAAAGACGTAAAGAAAGTCGTGGATGTCAAAGCTGTTCCGGCTCAGGATGCCTACGACGAAGAAGTGGAAGTGCAGCGGTATGTGCTGTACACCGTCGAAGAGCTGGCTGCACAGGAAAAGGCTCGCAAGGAAGCAGAGGAAAAGGCACAGCTGCCCACCGCAGAAGAGCGCCTTGCTGCTCTGGAAGCGGCTATGCTTGACCTGCTGGCCGCACAGTAAGGAGGATGTTATGGTTTTGTTCTATGTGACCCAAATCAAACTGCACCGCTTTGACGGCGCTTTTACCATCGACAACGTGCCTGACCGGTACAAGGATGCCGTGCTGGCAAAACTGACGGAGGAGGGATTTTATGAGGTGGAAAGTGATGCTTGACTTCCTGCGGGATATCTTTTCTGCGCTCTCTCACGCTGCCGGGGACAGCGCCGACAAGGAAGAGCCCGCTCCTACACCGGACGTGCCCACTGTGGACACCGTGACCGGGTGGGCAGGTGAGCCGCCCTACCGCTATCTCGACGTGAGCCGGTATCAGGGCACTATCGACTGGGCAAAGGTCAAGGCCGCAGGCTACAAGGGTGCGATGCTCAAGACGGTCTCCACCAACCGCAAGCTTTCCAAGCGGGCAGACGGGCTGTACATCGACCCCACCTTTGAGACTAATTACCGCAACGCCCGGGATGCCGGGCTGGACGTGGGCGTGTACTACTACACCTACGCCACCAGCGAGGCCATGGCCGATGCAGAGCTTGCCCTTGTGCGGCAGGCGGTCTACGGCAAGGAGCTGACCATGCCTGTGGCGGTGGACGTGGAAGAAAACAAGCTCAAGCAGCTGTCCACGCTTGACCTGTCCAATCTTACCGCTTACGCGCTGGAACAGGTGGAGCGGATGGGCTTTTACGCCCAGCTCTACACCTACACCGGTTACAAGTATGAGCTGGACATGGCTCGGCTGTCCTCTCGGTGGGATGTCTGGCTGGCTGACTACACCGGCAAAACGCCCAACGTAACGTTTAACTACAACGCCCACCAGCACACCAGCAAGGGCAGCGTGCCGGGCATCTCCGGCAACGTTGACCTCAACGTGACCACCCTCAACTACCCGAAAATCATCCGCAAGAAGGGTCTGACCCGTCTCCGGGAGGGCGCATGAAAGAATTTATTCTGAAGCACATCGGAGAACTGATTTTTACAGGCATCTCCGGCGTTTTGACCGCAGCCTATCGCAGCTTGTCCAAGCGCATCAAGGCGCAGGAAGAGAATCGCAAGGCTGTGAAAGAGGGCCTGCTTGCCATCATGCACGACCGGCTGTACCAGTCCTGCACCTTTTACATCAAGCAAGGCAGCATCGACACCGGCGGCCTGAAAAACTTAGAATACCTCTACAAAAGCTATCACGCACTGGGTGGAAATGGCACAGGCACGGAGCTGTACAACCGGGCCAAAGCACTTCCTATCTGTGACTGAGAAAGGAGACACCAATCATGGAAATGATTCATAACCTTTTAACCGCACTTCCTGCCCCTGTGGCCCTCGTGCTCATGCTGGGTGGGTTCATCTTCTATGCCCTGGGCTGCATCCGGCTGGGCTATGGTGCTGCTGTCAAGGGCACCGTGCTTGACCTGATCGAGCAGGCAGAGCACGAGATTCAGGGCACAAAGCGCGGCGCAGAGCGCAAGGCGTGGTGCGTCAAGATGCTCCGGGCCGCCCTGAGTACCAGCAAGTGGGGCAGACTTATCAGCTGGGCCATCACCGATGAAACTATCGGCACCGTGATCCAATTTTTCTTTGACCGCATGAAGGCGGCACTTGAAAAGCAGTAAGGAGGATATCATGGCAAGCACTACATACGAGCATTTTGTTGGCACCAACAAAATGTACGCCATACACGCACGTTTTCGTGACCTCGCGAAAACATACCATTTTCCCGACGTTGCCAAAATAGTGACGTTTTGTCACCAGTTTGCCGTCATTGGCAATATGGTGCGCAACGCCGGACAGCTGCCGCAGCCCTTCTGGCTCGGTGCTGCCTGTGGCGGCGGCTCGTGTAGTCTTTCCGCCAGCGTTGCAAGGGCTTAATGCAGAACAGATAAAAGCTGTGATAAAACGTTCGCCGCTTGGGAGGTATGACCGGAAAATCGCCCGGTTGCGGTACGTTGACCAGCTATGTCAAGTTGATATTGCAGCGCGTGTGCCGTATTGTCGGACATCAATCGGCAATAGGCTGAAAATTATTGATAAAATGCTGGATGTGTGATACTATACTTTTAATTGGGTGCGTTTTCTTGTGAAGCGCGTTGAAGCGGCAGGCTTTCGGGTCTGCCGCTTTTCTTTTTTTACGATTTGCTGGTGGATTTTGTTTTATTCGCACTAGTTTTGTCGAAAGCATTGCCATATATTGGATGATGTGATATCTTAGCATTGCACTCCAATGTGTGTGCCCTTAACAGTTAAGCGCTCATGCGGATTTTTCCGTGTGGGCGCTTTTCTTTTTTGCTCATAGTAATCAAGCTCTAATCAAGCTTTAAGCAAGGTTTAAGCAAGATTTTTTGTCCTTCGTTGTGCGTTCGTTGTCCTTCACTTTTTTCTGATGCGGTACACTGAGAGCACAAGGAGGGATGTTTTATGAGCTATTATCCGACACCCGGAACGCCTTACGTTCCGCAGCAGCCTGTCAATCCTTACGGTGGCATGGGAACGGTAGGCCTTGCCACTCCCCTGCCCAACACGCAGATGCAGCAGGCACAGCCGCAGCGTCCGCAGCCGATGAATGGGCAGCAGCCTGTTCAGCAGTCGGCACAAGATGGCGGTTGGTTGCTTGGCAGACCTGTTTCCAGCAGAGAAGAGTTTTTGGCGATACCGTCTGACCTGTACGGAAGATGGACGTATTGCCCGGATTTGCGTAGTGGGGTCATCTACTGCAAACGTCTGAACCCAAACACTTGTGAATCTGACGTGTTAGAGTTTTACAGCCCGGAAGCATGGCGGCAAATGCAAGCGCAACAGGCACAGCAGACCGCTGCACCAACACAGCAGTATGTGCCTGTTGAGCAATACAATGCCCTCGTCCACCGTTTGGATGAGTTGGAAAAGTGGCAGAAGAGCTTTTCTAAGCCCACTGCCACCGCAAAGAAAGGAGAATAAGCAATGTCCTCTCCGTTTGATATGATTACTCACAGCCCTATCATGCAGCTTGCAAATCTGGCTCGCGCCGGGCAAAACCCGATGGGGCTTATCCAGCAGCTGGGTGGGCAGAGCGCACCCATCATGCAGGGGCTGAACCTGATTCAGGGCAAAAACGAAGCGCAACTCAGGACGATGGCGCAGAACCTCGCCAAAGAGCGTGGCATCGACTTGAACCAACTGGCAAGCGCCCTAAATTTGACGCTTCCGAAGTGAGGAGGCTTTACAATGGATGATTTTGAAAACAACCATTCCGAAAAAGATTTTGACATCAACAATCTGTGTGGCAATGACAAAATATGGGTTCCTTTAATGCTTGGCTTGATTTTCGGTGCTGCCAGCAAAAATTGGGTTGACCAAAAAGACAAAAAAGACAACCCTCCAAGTTGACTTAACAATCCTAAAATAAGCATCCTTCTAAGCGAAACGCTTCTCAGTTTTGCGGACTTGACAAAAACCGCGTTTGTTTGGCTTCGCCCATCGCATACGGCGGTGGGATAGCATAACGCAAAACTGAAAGGAGTTTTGTTATGGACGATTTTGCAACTGGCTATCTGGCTGGGCAGGACGGCGGCAACAACAACGGCGGATTCTTCGGCAACGAAGGCCTGTGGGCTGTTATTATCCTTGCCATCATCTTCGGCTGGGGTACAAACGGCTATGGCCGGAACGGCGGTGACAACGGCATGAACGCTTACATCCCCTATCTGGTCGGCACAGGCGCAACCGGGCAGGGCGGTAACGACACCCGCGCGGCTTTGTCTGAGGGCTTCTACCAGCAGGATACCTCCCGTTCTCTGGCGGGCATCCAGAGCGGTATCTGCTCTCTGGGCTATGACCAGCTGGCACAGATGAACGGCGTCAACACCAACATCGCAAACGGCTTTGCAGGCGTGAACAGCGCCATCTGTCAGCTTGGCTACCAAAACGCACAGCTCGTGAACGGTCTGGAACGCAGTGTGTCCAACGGAGACAACGCTATCAGCCTTGCCATCATGCAGGAGGGCAACGCACGGCAGGCAGGTCAGACCGCTCTTGCCACGCAGCTTGCATCTTGCTGCTGCGAGAACAAGCAGCTGATCGGCGACCTGAAGTACACCATCGCAACGGAAGATTGTGCTACCCGTCAGGCTATCGCAGACAACGCCCGCGCCATTGTGGACAACTGCAACGCCAACTTCCGCAGCATGATGGACTACTTCACGCAGGACAAGATTGCCACTCTGACCGCTGAGAACCAGAACCTCAAGTTCGCGGCTTCTCAGGATCGTCAGAATGCGCTTCTGACCACCGTGATGTCCCAGCAGACTGATACCATCCTGAACCGGGTCAATCCTCGTCCGATTCCCGCTTATCAGGTGGCAAACCCCAACTTGGGCGTGAACTGCTGCGGCTGCTGCTAACCAACACACTCCCCGATAACACCGGGTGAACCATCGGGGCAGGGGTAAGACACCTCTGCCCCTGATTTTTTAGGAGGAAAACATTATGGCTTGCAAAACAAGCTGCCGTCTGTGCCCGCACCTCGTCATCTCGAATGCGGTGACGTTCGCCAATGACACGCTGACCATCAACATTCCTGCTGGCTCTTACCAGAACGGAGAGAAGTATTGTCTGGTCATTGCTCAGGCTTTGCCGGACACGACCACCATCAACGCCCCTGTGGTCATTACCATTGGAGCAGGTACGACCGCATACCCTCTGACCGACTGCAACTGCGCTCAGGCGACCGCCGAGAGCATCCACACCCGCACCCGTTACGCTACCTGCGTTGCAACGTCTGCGACCGGCACAGGCACGTTCAAATATCTTGGCTGCTTCTGCCGTTCCCACGCCGGAGCGCCCGCGTCTATTTCTTGAGGAGGTGTAGATTATGGGCAAGAACAATTTTCGCCGCATGATGATGCTCCGTGACCACGACAAAAACCGTGAGCCGGAACGTGACCGTCTTGAGGAAGAGCGTGACCGCAGGGAGCGTGAAATGGAACGTCGTCTGCGTAAGCTGGAAGGTGGCAACGACCGCTATCCCTACTATCTGCAGGAGGAAAACCGCTACATCGACCCCTACCCTATCCCTCGCTACCCTGACGTAGAGTATGAGCGCAAGATGCCGCAGATTGGCTTCTCGCAGAGCGGAGACTGGGACAAGCGGTCTAAGCAGTATGAGCATGGCGGTGCGGACAGCCGCTCGATCAAGATGCCACGCAAGCACCTCACCCACGATGAAGCGGAGGAATGGTGCGACAGCATGGTGAACGCTGACGGCACAAAGGGCTGTCACTGGACGCTGGAACAGACACAGGACGTTGCCAAACAGCGCAGCATCGCCTGTGACCCGAACGATTTCTGGGCTGTCATGAACATGATGTACTCCGATTATTGCCAGGTTGCAAAGCGTCAGTCCGTTGACACTCCGGGCTTCTATGCTGACATGGCAAAGGCGTTCCTTGAGGACGCGGATGCCGCAGACGGCAAGGCGTATCTCTACTGGGATTGCATTGCTGATAAGTAAAGCAAAACCCCTGTGCGGTCATTACGACTACACAGGGGTTTACTATTGGAAAAGATAGGCGGGGTGACGGTTCCCGCATCTCCTAACGATGGGCGATAGCTGCCTGTTCTATCCTCTAGCGTTTTCCTTATTCCCAAAGTACAGATTCGGCTTTTATGTCAAATAGGTCTTGCAGATGGAATACAAGGCTCTTGTCAAGTTCCACCACTCCGACAATGGAAAACTTGCCGGGAACTTCTTGCTCAATTTTCTTCTTTGCTTCCTCCTTGCTGTTTGCAAACAAGACGAACGGGGCTTGGAAGTGCCTGCATTTTACGTCATCATCGTACTGGATTTTGACCCAATAGAAATTTTCCATATATTGCCCCTTTGTTATTTCAATATTTTACAGGCGGTTCAGGCAACGGCATCCAATATGTAACATTGTGCGGTTTTCCACTTTTATCTCGCCACTCGCCAAAATCCTGCTCGTATCCAACAATTTCAACGTCAAACTCGTCTTGGATAAATCCAATAACATACGGATTGTATTCGTCTGGCATCTCGTTTTTCACGTTTATCCACTGCCCGATTTTAGGGGCGTTTGAAATGTCATACGAACAGTATCCAATACATTGAACTGCTCCTAACTCATCCACAAAATTCCTGTTTCCAATCTTCGTGACGCAAACATCATGAACCCTCTGCCATCCACTCTTGTAATCGGAATATTCGTCTTGTGAAATTACGATATTTTCTGGGTTCAATTCTTTTCTCCCACAGGTTAGGTTCCATTCATTTGCAATTCTCTGCTTCATTTCGTATTCATTGGCAAACACTCTTGTTTCCTTTAGAGCGTTTTTTAAAGAACCACGATGAGGTCTATAAGCAATCATAGGACAACCCTCCATACAACTTGGCGTTTATCTTTCAATCAATTCCTTGATATACAGCGTTTCAAATTTTGTTAAATGAGGATACTCGTTTCGAGCCATCTTTTCTGCCTGTTTTTCAACACTCAAAATACTTTCAAAGTCATCATCTACATCAACAACATAGCACATACACTCATGGTCGTGCTTATCATTCCAACCTTCAAAAAGAACAACAAACTTTTTCATAATGTATCTCCCATTAAATCTCAGCTTTTATTGTTGTTTCGAATAATGCGATGGAGCGTCTTTGGTATAGTACAATTTCATATCTGCCTTGTACATATCAAGTTGTCTTTTGCTATCCACAAGCGTGTTAAAACTAAATTCCGCTGCAAAAGATACGGCGATGGACAAAATCAAGTGCGCCGCAACCCATTTACCAGCAAAGATAAAAGGAATCTGAACTGCTACAGCAAAGACATCGAACAAAAGAACGTAAACTCCGTGTTTGACCATTTTCTGTAAACGGCTAATGCTTTCTTCGTAAAATTCTTTCGACTTCATCATACGTCAATCCTCCAAGAAATCCTCTTGATTCAGAACTTGATTTACAATTCGTTCCGTACATTCTTTGATAACCGTAGATGCAGGGACGTGACTTTCATAAGCTATGTTTTCATATTGCACTCCTGCATACTCAAAGAACCTTTTAGAAAGTATTTCTGCATCCGCACGGCATAACGGCTTTAATTCGTATTGCAACGGAAATCTTCTTATAAGTGCAGGGTCAAGCCTATCAAATCGGTTTGTCGTTCCAATAATAATGACATTGTTCGGCAATCTATCCATTTCCTGCATAATCGCAATAACTACACGGTTCATTTCTCCAACGTCATCTTTTTGCCCACGAGCCATTCCGACCGCATCTATTTCATCAAAACAAAGAACACAAGGAGCGGTTCTCACATAATCAAAAATTCTTGCAAGGTTAGATTGCGTTTGCCCTAAGTGCGAATCAACTAGACTTGAAAATTGAATCCTCAAAAACGGAAGTTTTGCTTTATGTGCGATATACCTAGCCAGCATGGTTTTGCCGCATCCGCTTTGCCCATAAAGCATCAATGCTGGCAAATAAGGAATGCCCATTTCGTTCAATTTTTCGGATGCTCGATAAATAGCAACGATTTTCTGCGTTATATTTTTTTCTTCGTTCCTAAGAAGGAATCTTGCTTCTGGAAATTCTTCTGTATCTTCTGCAATCAAAAGATGCTGCAAGTTATATGGCAATTCAATAAATTCTCTTTTGCTTTCCAACTTGCGAAGCATATTTTCTTTGAACTGCTCATCTTTTTTGGATGATATAGAATCCAAAATGATTTTAACGGCTTTTTGCGCGTTTCGCATATCACCATCGCAAACAAATCGAATAAGGCTTCGTTCACTATCATTCATCCAAGAAATCCTCCAATTCAATCTTCCCATCTGCCGCCGCAACCGCCAGAGCGTACACGAATTGTCCAATCGTCATTCCGTGCCGTCTGGCTTCACGGTTGATGTACTTGCGTTCTTCCTCGCTCATAAGGATGGTAATGCGCTTAGAACGCTTGCCATCACCGCTTGCAACGCCCTGATGCGATTCCGGAATCGGGATTTTTTTCTTTGTCAACCCAGCTTCGGTTAATGCGCCAGAAACATCGCCTTGTTCGATAAGGCGTTGAACTTCTTTCGCTTGTTTCAGTTTCTTTGGCTTACTTTCGCCTAACACGGCATCACTTGGCTGTCTTTTGCTGTCTTTGGCTTGCTTCGGCTTAATGCTGCTTAATTCCGCTTCACTTGGCTGTGCATGGCTGTCTGTGGCATCACTTGGCTTAATTTGCTCCTGTTCGGCATTATTCGGCTTTGTTTGGCTTACTTCTTCTTCCTTTGGCTCACTTCGGCTTAATGTCTGTTCCGAAAAAACAGGCTGGAAGTCAAACCCGCCAAGCAGACCCGTTGATTTTTTACTGGTTGACTTCATTTTACATTTCCTCCACTTTCTTCGGAAGCTCACGAATTGGCATCCAGTATTCAATTTCTCCCGGCTTAAACTGTTTTACGATTCCTCGATTGTTCCACCATAACCATTTCCAATAATAGCCAATATAAATGTTCCCGTCTTTGTCAGCCAACAAAACTTCTTTCTTCTCTTTTGGTAAATCCCATTCATAGTTTGTTGGTGCCCATTTTTGAAACTTTGTTGTGTCCATAACTGCCACAAGAACGTCCATATATGCGTCTTTTTCTTCCTTGCTTTTAGCTCCAGCCTAATAGCAAGAAATTTCGCTCTGAACGATTTCACCGTCAATCAGTCGCATTTTGTGTCCTCCTCATTATATATTAAATCGTAAAATCCTCCATCCTCTCCAATATAAAAAGAGCCATCTTCCCAATATGCTCCACATTGGTTGGCGCAGGCTGCGGTCATTGGGTCTCCGCCACCAGCTCCTTTTGTTGTCGTGTATCGTTTTGACAACTTTCCGCTTTTGGTCACTTTATATTCACGAGATATTTGTATGAATTCAGAAACGACAATCTCTCCGCCGCACAATGGGCAGCAAGTACGAAGCTTCCCTTTCATTTTGCATCCCCCTCCGCAATCATCTTTGCCAAAGCCTTGAAATCCTCTGCGCTGGTACTCTTTGCTGTGTCACCGCTAAACAGGCTGTGACGCTCTGCCTGTGCCTTACGAACGCCCATAGACGGTCTAATCTTCACGTCAAGCAGCTTTGTTCCCATGCTTTGTGCAATCACAGGGAGCTGTTCCACAACCTCTTTGGACAGGTTCTCACGGCTCTTGTACTGGTTCAGAAGCAGACCCTCAATCTTCAAGGTCGGGTTGAAGTATCTGCGAACGTCACCGATGGTCTGTGAAAGTTGGCTCAATCCGGCAAGCGCATATCGGTCTGCTGTAATAGGCACGATGATGCTGTTGGCGGCGATCAGAGCGTTTACAAGTGCAAGGCCGAGCTGCGGGGGAGTGTCCAAAACAATGTAATCGTACCGTTCAGACACGGATTCCAGCGCTTCACGCAGCCGAAAGTTCTTACCAATGTCCCGGACAAGCTGCTCGTCAATGTCTTTCAATGCGTTGTCTGACGGCAGAATGTCACCGGCTTCGCAGTGCTGGATTCCTTCTTCTACCGTTCCCTGCCGGGTCATTACATCGAACAGGGTACAAACATCCTCTGTCTGCGCGCCGTAGGTGTCCGTTGCGTTGCACTGGGCATCGCAATCCACCAGCAACACCTTCTTGCCAAGCAGCTGCAACGCGCCAGCCAGACAGGTGCTTGTGGTGGTCTTTCCTGTGCCGCCCTTCTGGTTGGCGACAGCTATAATTTTTGCCATTTTATCACTCTTTCTTTACTCAATATAATCAAATCCGAATGTCGCAAACTTACTTAACTGCGAATCCTTGATAACTGTCCGAAGATACGCTTCCGGCACTTCAACATCTAGCTTGCCTTTCACAGCCATCTCGTATGCGTTCTGCACAATATTTATAACGGCAGCTTTCTTCTTTTCTTTACGAATATTCGGATATTCAGACTTCAACCGCCTTGCCACAGACCTTGCTATACTTGCACACTGTTTTTCATCAACGCCAGGAATCAGGCTTTCCCAGTCAATATCTTCGTATGCGCCATTTCTAGGGCTTTTGACTGGTTTTTCGCTTTCGGAAGCATCTCTTAAAGGCGTTGTCTCAATCTCGCTAGATTCGGCATCTATGATGGGCTCAGAGCGCTTCATCTTTACGTCAAAAATAATTGATACCGTCTTATGCCCAACCATCCGCTTTTTGTACGACACTGAAATATCAGAGATGTCATTAATTTCAGCAACGGCAACGTCCAAGACCTTTACTCTGAAGAACTTAAACTGGTCGTAGCTATTTGCTGTTGCGCCAAGCTGTTCTTTTAGCTTCTTGACGCTGATTTCATGTCCCTTTGACCCCATGTTCATCCAATCCCGAAGCATGGAGTAAAGCAAAATGCTATACTGCGATTTCATGCTCGCCGTGTACCGCAAACGGTATCGGACATAGCCTTTTTCCGCAATATCAAAGAACACTGGTTGCAACAGAGGGTTGCATCTGATCGAGACCATGTATGTAAAACACTCAGGGTCAAATCGAATCTGCGCCATAGCAAACAATGTGTACAGCGTATATTCGTCTTTACCTTCAAGCGGAACAGCTACAGTGTTTTCAATAAAATGCCTGAGCTGCTGCTTTAAATCCTTACTGTTCAAACGGATACCTAAAAAATCGCAGTATTCTTTTAGCGTGAACTGAACAGTTGCGCTTTCAGGGTCACGAGGGTTAATTCTTGACAGATAGACTTCTAAAAGCCGAAGCTCGCCAGCGGTATAATCCCTGAATTTCGCCCATACAAGAGCCTTGCTCTTCTCAACGAGGTTGTTCATCGACAAATCTCCCAATCTTTCACATCCCTTCCACTTGTTGATATCAGTATATCACAACACGGTTGAATTATCAATAGCGCATTTCTACCATCATGCAGATTTGGTATACCTGTCTGCGCAGATTTTGTATACCTTTATGCAGTTTTAGTATACCTTCGTGCAGATTTGGTATACCTCCTTACATATATTAAACAAGATACTAAACAAGATAGGTAAATAACTTCTACTAAATAGAAAAGAAGCAGACACTTTTCAACACACACACCTTGAATTTTCAAATCTTGTTGAAAACGACAATGTTCAAATCCAATAAATACAAGTTTAGAGTAAACCGAAAAAAACATCATTAACAGTTAGATGCATTAAACGTGTACAGATTGTGGACAGGTGAACAAGAAGTGAAACAGAAAGGTATACCTAATCTGCACAATGGGGGACAAATTGACAAACTATTCAAGCACAAGCAGCAGATTAACGATAATTCGTTATTTATTCCGTGCGAATGTTGTCGATTTACAACCTATGGGGGACGGATTGACAAGGTAAAGGTATACCTAATCTGCATGAAACGTGAACAAAAAGTGGATGAACGTGGACAAAATGTTCTTCAAAAACTGCGATAATTCGACAATCAGCCGCTTATATTATTCGGATTCACGGTATAAGAATCATTGGACTTCATAGCAGCTTCAGTCCCGGCATCTTGCGCCTGATAGAGAATTTCCATCTTCGGGGCGGTTCCGTTCGGGTCTGGGTCTGTTCCGGTAGCCTGTGCTATCTCATAGCTGCCCGATATCATCCGGCAGACAGAGACCCTGTCCTTCAACGGCGTGTGGAGGTTTGCCAGAATCTCTGTCAGCACACCGATGTGGTCTGAACCGTGATCTCCGTACCGCATATACAACAAGGCATCTATCTCGTAGGAAGAACACTCCATCATGGCATCTATGAGAATCTGCCGTTTCTCCATGTCGGAAAGGTCATCTTCAAGATGTTCCAGCAGCCCCGGATGAATGCAAGCGTCCATGTATCGAGCCACCGATACGCCGCAGCAGGTGAACCAGCGCATAGCCATTGGCAGGGAAATAGCTGCCAGACCTTGCTCCCAGTTGGCAATCGTGCCACGATTCACACCCATCCGTGCCGCCAATTTCTGCTGACTCAAGCCAGAACGCATCCGTGCCATCTCTAATGCTTTGGCCGTTCTTACCAAATATTCATCCATAAATTCACGCCCTTTCAACAAAATTCTGCAAAAATGCCGGATTCGACAAGCCAAAAAATGGAAAAAGCTGCTATGGAGAACCAACAGCAGCCTGTGTTATAACTGTATTGTCAAAAAATTCCAAATAGAAAGGAAACACAAAATGAAAGAAACTGTAATCTGGAACCATGAACGTATGCCGATCATCGATGGAATGCCTGCCAGCGTTCCCGATGGGAAACCACACACACCTGAACCGTGGGAGGAAAGTTAATGAACCGAACCGTAGATGCTCTGATTATTCCATACGCTCGTAGACGGACGCTGGAGCTTGTCCTGAGCCTTTCTGGGTACGAAGCTGATAAAGATGCTTACCTCGAAGCGAAAGGCATCCTAGAACGTGCCGTAGCCGCCTTAGACGATGGACGCGACCCGGCAGATAACATCGAACGCATTGACGGACAGCTTGTGGAACTGTGAAAGGAGAAGAAGATGGACTTTACGAATGGATTCTATAAAGCCGAGAACCCTGTCGTTTTTGAAGAAGTGAAAACCTTCCTCCAGTCAATGGAACGGCGTGGGGCAACCGTAAAAGACTTAGACGATGCCATTGTGCAGCTAAACAATGTTTCGCACAGCATCAGCACAAACGCTCTCGTCAAAGCAGATGTGCTGGACGATTTACCGGATAACCCCTTTCGTTCCATGCTCAACGGAATGTTACAAAGCAAAGGGTAACTTAAACTTAATGTGGCTCTTAATCATTGTCATTGCAATTTTTGGTTTCCCTGATACAAAGTAACGGATGGAAAAATCATTTAACCTCAGCAAAGTTGTTAAAATGATATTGACTGTACAACAGAAAGGTGTATAATCGTATCAAATGAACATCCGAACTTACCGATCGGGAGGATATGCCACAATGAGTGAACAAGAAAGAGCCAAGATTGACAGATTTATTGCATGGCTGCTGGAACACCCTGAGAAAATTCCGGCAGCTAAAGAAATAATAACTAACGCATAACAAAACCCCTTGCGCATAAGGCTACTGAAAGCCCGGCGCAAGGGGTTTTATTTGTACCGGGTCAATCTTCACAGACCTTCATCAGTTTTAAGAACCGGCTAGAATCAGAGCTTACGGTTTCGCTTCCGTGATGTCCATCTTCATACGTCACATAAAACGTGACGCTGGTTTTAGATTTTGCGGATGCTACTCCGTAAACAGCACCGGGCAATCCGGCAATTGAACCGCCAACAGCGGAACGGAGTGCGGCGCTTCCGGCCTTTTTGCTTTCACCAGAGCCTACAATCTTTGCGGACACAGGTGTTTCGTACATTTTTGTTTTGAGCTTTTCTCTTTCAAGAAACATATCATATCCGTGTTTGCCTTTTATCAACATCACAACTCCGATGGCTGCAACGATTAAAAAGGCAGTTGACGAATATATAAGGAAAATAAATGAAGCAACCAAGAAAAGCGCACCGAAGGCAAATGAAAACCTATCACCCATGTGAGAGCTTTTGTCGTTCAGCAGTTCTTCTTTGCTAAATTTCTTTTTGCCCACACCGTCACCTCACATAGTTCTGATAAGCTTCATCAAAGCTTCACGCTTTTCTTTCGACATCTCCACTAGCTTCTGCTCAATCCATTTGATATCCGCGTCAACTTCGCTTTGCGGCTGCTGGGGCGGGTTTTCTTTTTGCTCACCAGAAACCAATGTATCCACGCTTGTTCCGAAATAAGAAGCTATCTTGTCAAGCGTCTCATATTTCAGGGTCTGCTTTCTACCGTTTTTCAAATCGGTCAAAGACCCACGGCTTGCGCCCGATTCCTTGCACATGGTGGTCACGTTTACTCCACGCTGCTTGCAGAGTTTTTCAATATTTTCGTACAAGTTTGCCATAATTCCAGTCCTCGCATTGTAAGGTTTGCTGAAATTACGCGAACGCTTAAAAAAGCCTTGCATTTTACGCGAAAGCGTATTATACTAAGACCGTACCGCGAAGGCGTAATGAATGATTTCTAGCAACTTCATTATATTACACTTATGCGTAAAAATCAATAGCCGGAGGTGAAATAATGGCTGAAAAAAAACCTCTGTGTGACTTTGGCAAACAAATCGAGATTGCTCTTATCCAAAAAGACAAGACCAATGACTGGTTGATTGAAAAAGTCAAGGAGGACACCGGACGATATTTTGACCGTTCTTACCTTTTCAAGGTTAAGACAGGGAAGCTGGAAACGCCCGGCATCAAGAAAAGCATCTGCCGGATTTTGAATATTCAGGATTCGGGAGTGTAAGAAGGGGGAGAAAAAATGGCGAACATTCAAGTTTTTGAATATCAGAACAGCAAAGTTCGCACGGTTGACATGGACGGCGAAGCATGGTTCGTTCTGAAAGACGTGTGCGCTGTGCTTGGTATTAGCAATAACCGCATGGCTGCTGACCGATTAGATGATGACGAAAAGGGTGTCAGTCTGATTGACACCCTTGGCGGCAAACAGGAAATGGTAATCGTCAACGAGAGCGGTCTGTATCATGTCATTCTTCGTAGCGATAAACCGGAAGCGGCTCCATTCCGCAGATGGGTCACGAACGATGTGCTTCCTGCAATCCGTAAGACTGGAAGCTATAACGCACCGCAGCTTACCCGGTCGCAGCTCCTTGCAACTGCACTGATCGCAGCGCATGAGGAACTGGAAGAGAAAGACAAGCAGATTGAGACCATGAAGCCGAAAGCGCTGTTTGCTGACGCTGTGAGTGCTAGCAAAAAGAGCATTTTGGTTGGCGAAATGGCGAAGCTGCTGTCTCAGAACGGCATTGACATCGGTCAGAACCGTTTGTTCGACTGGCTGCGCCGGAACGGCTATCTCATTAAAGACCCGAAACGTAGCGATTACAACTTGCCAACGCAGCGGAGTATGGAGATGGGGCTGTTTGAAATCAAAGAAACCACGATTCAGCACAGCGACCACATTTCCATTAACCGCACTCCTAAGATTTCCGGTCGCGGCCAAGTCTACTTTGTAAATCTCTTCTTGAAAGAAAAGAAGAACCAGAAAGCGGAGGGGTAAACATGGAACAAATCATCACCTTAAAGGTAGACCTTGAGTACCCGGACGAAGCGCACCACGCCATTGACGAAGCGACAAAGGCCTACGAGGGAAGCAAAAAGTGCTGGAATGCCTTTGAAATCAACGAAGCCAAAAGCAGAGCACGAGACATTTTGTACAACCTGTGCAATGAAGGTTACAGCATGATATGGACGGTCACGGATGGCGCTGTCGGCCTGACGATCTGGACAGATTTTAAGGAGCCTTGTTTTGGCCAGTGCTATATGCCAAAAGAAAGCATGTTTGACATCTGGGTCGAAAAGCTAGTTGCGCTGTGCGTTGCCACAGGCAAGGAAGTCCCGAAGTTCATCACAGATAAGGCTGGTGAGTGCTGGTGATGAAATTTCGTAAAGCGCAAAGCCACAAGCGCAGGCTGAAGCTTGCAATGGCTGCTGGCGTATCCAGAAACGATGCCAACAAGGTGCTGTGGATGGAGAAATCCATTAACCAGTGCTTTGAACGTCACAATCGGGAAGCCAGACTGAAAGAGAGTGGTCGCATTGGAAGAAAAGTATTGTGAGCGCTGCGGTGTCTTTCTTGGCCTTGTAAACCCATGCAAAAAGTATTGCGAAGAATGTAAAATCATTGTTCGCAGAGAACGGCAGGCCCTTATAAAGAAAGGAATCAAGGCTGAGCCGGAACCGGCTTTATGCGCTTGGTGCAAGAAGCCAATGGTTCGGAAGTTCTGGTCTCAGAAGTATCACCCTGAATGCGCAGCAGATGCAAACAAGGCTTTGATCAAAAAGTACAAAGCCAAAAAGCAAAAAGAGCTGAATGCGCTAAAAGCATCTGGCGAGTTCAAAATCACTTGGGATGTGCAGGAGCCAGAACGTGCGAGACCTCAAAAGCACGAGCCTCCAAAGTATACCGTGCGACAGATGAACGATGCCGCAAAACGATACGGCATGAGCTACGACCATTACAGTACTTTACTTGCACAGGGAAAGGTGAAGGCCCCTGATGAACGGTAAATACTACGGCAAGCGGGAAATCCGCTGGCACAACCGGGAGAAAGACCGCTTGGAACACATACATAATAGAAAGGGTAAAGATGAAAGCACTTATAGAAATCGTCCTGATCTGGGGAATCGTCTTGGCACTGATTCTTGCAGCGTTCCTGCTGAACTTCTGGCTGGTGCATCATATCGAGCTTCTGGTCGGAGCTAAAATGACCTGGTACATTATCGGGATCAGCGCTCTGATGGCCACATGCTGGGTTTTCAGCACAGGTAAGAAAGCATGACGCTGGAAGATGCAATGAAAGCCAGGTACTTCAACATCAACGACCTTAGCCGTAGATCGGGAGTATCAAGGCCGACGATTTACAGCATCTTGGGCAAGCGAAAGAAGCAAAAAAGTTCCGTTCGGGTCGATACGCTTCTAAAAATCGCAAAGGCCTTGAATGCAAAGATTGCCATTAGTGAAAACAAGCCAAGCGGATTTGATATTGTCTTAAAAGAGGTGAAGAGAAATGAAAACTGTTAAAGGCACTGTATTGTGCTTTATAAGCATATCCATCGCCGTTGCAGCACTTGGATGTGGAAACGCCATCAACGGTGCTTCCAATAGCTGGGGGATGCTTGGATATGCGCTGCTGTCCGTCTCAATGCTTTTTACTGCTTTGATTCTCGCTATTATCGGCGTTAGCGCGGAGAATGAGCGTATTGAACGTGAAAACCGTAAGATTAAGCGAGTGGCCCACCACACCAACGAGTGGAGGGATGCTCAGTGAAATGCCCGATGTGCGGACAGGAAAGTGTTACGACCGTTGACACTAGAAACGAGGACGATTGCATTATTCGCAGAAAGCATTGCTTGAATAAAGAATGCGATTACCGGTGGTCTACCATTGAAATCGACACAAGCCAGTGGTACTCAGCTCTTCAAATCCAAGAGCACAGAAAACAGAGAGGACGGCCCAGAAAGAATGATTAGCGTGAACCTAGATAGATTCGGTGGCGTGACCGAGCCGGAGGACGGCGTGTATTTTATGACCAACGAGCAGATGGCAGAAGCCAAAGAAGCAGACCGTCTGGCTGAAATCGAGGACTTGCAGTCTGAAATCGAGGACAGGGAAGCGGAGTTGAAAGACCTCCGTGCGCAGTTGGCAGAGCTGATGGCTGGCTAATTTTGTACAGCCAAGTTAAGCCAAAGTAAGAACAATGAAGCCTAATGAAGCCGAAGAAAGGAAAGAAAATGGGCAAATACAAGAAAGAAATCAAGCACTGCAAAAAGTGCAATAAGCCTTTTTCAGTGTTCCCGAACAGCACAGAAACTCTTTGCACAAGTTGCAAAAGGGACAATTTGGAGGAAACACTCCGCAAGAACGGTCACGCACCGCAGCATACGCTTGTTAGGAGCCCTTGTGACAGAATCAAGGAAACGTTTGCTGTCGAAGAAGCCTTAGTAAGGGCTTCGTGTGACGGGGACACGAGCATAGAGAAAACGTGCCGTGACTGCGGCAAAGTGTTCGATATTACTCGTGCAGAACGCATTTTCTTCGAATCGCATAACATGGCACTGCCCAAGCGCTGCCCGGCTTGCCGTAAAGCGAGAAAAGAAGCAAGGAAGGAGAACAACTGATGGCAGTATTAGTAATGGTCTACGGTCATTCCGGCAGCGGTAAGTCCGCTTCACTTCGGAACTTTGACCCGGAACAGGTTGCGGTTATCAACGTGCTTGGCAAGCCGCTGCCGTTCCGCAGCAACATGAAAACCTATATCACAAACGACTACGGCAAGATTGATGCCGCAATCCACAGCACCAAGCGTAAGTCCATCGTCATTGACGATGCCACCTACCTTATGACCGGCGAGTTCATGCGGAACGCAAAGGTCGCTGGATACCAGAAGTTTACCGACATGGCAGCCAACTTCAACGCCTTGCTGATGCGGGCGAAGGAACTGCCGGACGATGTGGTGGTTTACTTTTTCGGGCACAGCGAGCGTGACGGAGACGGCGGCGAAAAATTCAAGACCATCGGCAAGCTGCTGGACGAGAAGGTCTGCGTGGAAGGGTACTTCACCATCGTTCTGAAAACCGTTGTGCAGGATGGGCGATACCTGTTCAGCACCCGCAATGATGGGATGGACACCGTGAAAACCCCTCTTGGGATGTTCAACGATGCGCTGATCGAGAACGACCTCGCCGCCGTAGACAAGACCATCCGTGAGTATTACAACATCCCGGTTCAGCCGGATAACAAAGGAGAGTAACAGATGAAGAACATCAACTGGAATGACGTGCAGGAAGCCACCGAACGCCGTGACCTGCCTGTTGGCGGCTATGTTGCCGGTATCTGCAAGGCAACGGACGAACCTGCAAAGGAGCGTCTGAACATCGAGTGGGAAGTTACAGAGGGCGAGTTCAAGGGTTACTGGCGTGAGCAGACCGCTTCTCTTATCGAGCGTGGCAAGCTGAATCCGGGTGAATGGGCATGGGGTGGCAAGACCATCAAGAGCTACAAAGAAAAGGCGCTGCCCTTCTTCAAAGGTTTTATCACCGCTGTGGAGCAGTCCAATCCCGGCTACAAGTTCAACAACGATGAAAAGACCCTGCGTGGCAAGCTGGTCGGCGTGGTTCTCCGTGAGGAAGAGTACATGGGTAACGATGGGAACATCAAGACAAAGCTTGTCGTTGACCGCTTTACCAGCGTTGACAAGATTCGTTCCGGTGACTATGAGGTAAGACCGAAGAAAACTCTGTCTGGCGGGTCTGGCTCTGCGCCTGATACTGGAGACTTTGCCGTAATTCAGGAAAGTGAAGATTTGCCGTTCTAAAATAACGCATCAACGTAAATTTTGAAAAGAGCGATAAGATGAGAAAAGAAATCGAAATCAATGTTAAGCACATGGTTTCACCTGATGCAACAAGTTGTGCATACGGAGAGGATGTTGATGGATATGTAATGGCTTGCCATTATCACGTCCGAAGAAACAGAACACACGGAAGAAAGGCTCCTATGGAATTTGACCTTCCTAAATGTCTTTTGTTTGAGTGCTGGCTTGATAAGCCGTTTCATAAATGCGAAGCCTGTAAACAAGCTTGCAAAGACAAAACGGACTGACCACCTACCTTATATAAGAGCTGCGCTATCTGGCTGGACGGGCGTTTGGAAAGATGAAAGTTTTAGTCGCCTGTGAAGAATCACAGGAAGTTTGCAAGGCTTTCCGTGCCCGTGGACACGAAGCCTACTCCTGCGATATTCAGGAGCCGTCCGGCGGGCATCCTGAGTGGCACATTCTTGGGGATGCGCTCAAGGCCATTGAGGGGGGGCAAATCGTTACGATGGACGGAGTGGCACATGAAGTCGGCAAGTGGGATTTGCTCATTGCTCACCCGCCTTGCACTTATCTAAGCAACGCCGGGGCAAGACATCTTTGGAAAGGGCATGAGCTTCAGGCAGACCGTGTGATGCTTGGAATTCAAGGCCGAGACCTGTTCATGCGTTTTTGGTGGGCAGATGTTCCAAGAATCTGTGTGGAAAATCCTGTGCCGAGCCGTGTATTCTGCCTGCCTGAATATTCGCAGAGCATACAGCCTTACCAGTTCGGCCATCCGTACTCCAAGAAAACCTGCCTTTGGCTCAAAGGTCTGCCGCCGCTGATTCCTACTGACATTGTGGAGCCGGTTGCGACATGGTGTCCATCTGGCTCTTACAGTCACAAGCACGGCGCACAACACAAGGGAATGTTTACGACTGATCGGGCGAAGAACAGAGCCAAAACATTTCCGGAAATCGCAAAAGCAATGGCTGAACAGTGGGGTGAATTGGAATGATTACCTGTTGTCTCAACTGCACATCACGCTGCACAGCTTGCCACGACACTTGCGAGAAGTACAAGGCAGAGAAAAAAGACTTCGAGGAGCGCAAGGCGTTCGTGCATGAGCTGAACCACAACCAGAGCGTGTACCACCGCAACTACGAGGACAAGCACCGGGAACGTGGCAAGAAGCGGTATCTCGGAAGTGAATTTAGAGGTGAACGAGGATGAATAATCAGAAAGAATGGATTGACCCTGAAAAAGAATTGCCGCCATGCCTGAAAAGAGTTTTGTTTGTTGTGAAAAATATTTTTCACGAAGAAGCAGTAGTTGGCTGTTATGATTCAGGCTACAAATCTTGGACAATTTTGGAGAGAGGTTATAGTGGACGAGACATTCAAACTAAAGAAATTCGTTGCTGGAGGTATATTCCCGAACCGCCAGAGGCCAACGTATGAACACTGGCAAGCAGTTTGAATCAGACTTCAAAGCATCCGTTCCACCCGATGCGTGGTGCTATCGACTAAAAGACAGTGCTGCCACCTACTACGGCGGCAACGAGAGCCTGTCGTTTTCCATCGACAACATCTGCGACTTCCTTGTATACCGATACCCGATGAACCACCTGTTCGAGCTGAAAACTATTGAAACGCCTTCTATCCCTCTGGAAAAGGTGTTCGGCAAGTACGACAAGGCAAAGTGCAAATACCGTAAGGAAAAGCACATCACTGATATGGTGGAAGCAATGGGGTATGGCGGTCAGACCGCTCATGTGATAGTCAATTACAGGGCGGTCAACCGCACCTTTGCAATCCCTGCCAGCAAGGTTCTAGCGTTCCGTTACAACGAGAGCCGGAAGAGCATCCCTTGGCAATGGGCAGAGCAAGAGGGGATAGAGGTCAAAGCAAAAAGGCTGCGTGTCCATTGGCGGTATGACGTGGATGAGCTGCTAAAGAGATTGGAGAAAGAAAATGAAATGTGATAGATGCGGAGAAGCGTTTGAATACTACGACAACTCCCTTTGTGGGAACTCAATCCAAAAGACGCTTGTAAACGAAAACAAAAATTTGGTTTACCCATCGTTTGAGGGTTGCCCGCCGATTTGCCTTTGCCAACATTGCATGGCAAAGTTGAACGACTGGCTGAAAGGAGAACAAAAGTGAGTAAGAAAATTTCAGACATTCTGCCCAAGACCGAAATCTTGGCGCATCCTTTGTTAACGCAGGAGTAACGTATAATTGCGTGTCGCTCCGTCACGGTAGTGTTATGGGCTGTTCCAGTGATGCGATGGTCGGCGTTGCAAGGGTTCATATCGAAAAGGAGTACTAATGGACAACGAACTTTACTGCCCGATGAAGTTAACCAGCAATCCGCTTGGTCGGTGCGTATGCGAAAAAGAAGAGTGCGCTTGGTGGCGGCAGTTGGACAACTGCTGCTCTATCTGGTGGATTGCAACTGAGCTGGATAAAATCGAAACGAAAATGAAGAGGTGATGATAACATGAGTGAGATGACAAAACTAGATGCAGCTCTCACCGAAATTAGGAGTAAACATTATGATTCGCACCTGATTGACGGTGCGATTGAAGAAGCTAAGTCCCTGGGCATCGAAACGGATACCTCGGAAATGCTGGCTCGTTACAAGGAGGAATGGTCAAGATGAAACCGAAAGGACGAATCGTCATCTGCGATTACTGCGGCAACCCTGCCAATTTCGTGGACAGTTCGGTGGTTTACCATGGCCGCAGCTTCGGCATGATTTACCTCTGCCCAAATTGCGGCGCCTACGTCGGTGTACACAAGGGGTCTGACAAACCCCTTGGCCGACTGGCAAATTCAGAATTGCGCAACTGGAAGAAAGCCGCTCATGCTGCATTTGACCCTATCTGGAAATACGGGCCCTACCGTGGGCAGCGCAATGCAGCCTACCGCTGGCTGGCCGAAAAGATGGAACTCCCGGTTGAGTATACGCACATTGGAATGTTTGATGTGGACCAGTGTCGCAAGGTGGTCCGCATTATGCGAGAAGAAAGGAGTCAGTTATGGCAGATATGATTTCCATTCCCATTGTGGAATAAACAACGCATTCTGGATGGAATACAAGGTATCCTAACCGAAACGAGGTGATAACTCTTGGCAACACCCCCGAAGCGTGGTCGTGGCAGACCGCCGCTGACCGAAGCTGAAAAGAAAAAGCGTGAGAAGCGTGCGCAAAAGGCAAAAGAGCAAGCCGCTGCAAAGCGTGAGAAAGAGCGTGAGAAGAAGAAACAACAGATGCTCAACAAAAGGAAGTCTATCCGCTCACAGGTGAGTAAAAAGGTGAAAGAACAACAAGAGTTGGCTATCGAGAAATCGAAGATGATGAACACAGGCGATTTGCAGTCAAGAATCGGCGATGAAGAGGACAAGAAAGTTGTCGGAATGATTGCAGCAAAGTATTTTGGCGACCTTCCGAGCGTGGACATGAGCAACCCAATTGAAGTGCAGCAACGCCTTGACTTCTTTTTTGACGCTTGCATCGAAGCCAGAATCTCCCCTGTGGTGGAATGGATTGCGCTGGTGCTGGGCATCGAATGGCCTAGCCTGAGACAGATTATGACAGGCAAACGCCGTGACGACAGCTTGCAGCAGAAGTATATTCTGAAGCTGATTCTGCAAATGCAGTCCATGTGGGCATATAACGGTATGTATGGTCAGGAAAACCCGGCAGAGTGGATTTTCCGAGCCAAGAATTATTTTGGTATGCGTGACAACGTGGAAGTCACCGTTGCGCCGCCTGAACAGCCGTTGGGTGATGCTCAGAGCGCAGAACAGCTTGCCCAGAAGTACCAGACGGCTTTGCCGAAAGGGATTGACGTGGAGTACAGAGAGGTGGGGGAGTGATAACCTGTGGCAGACGAAAGCTATTATTGGTACAAAAGCCACGGAATCTGCGTTAAGTGCAAAAAGAACAATGCCTCACCCAATCGCATTATGTGCGATGAGTGCAGAGAAAAATGGAACGCTATAAGAAGAGAAAAAAGCAAAAATCCCGAATACAAAAATTGGAAAAAGCAATACAACAAAGAACATAAAGAAAAAATGCTTGAAAATGGGCTTTGCCCCATGTGTGGTAAACCGCTTTATCAGGGACATAAAACCTGCTACGAACACTGGCTCAAAAACAGAAAAAGATGGAAAAGGTATGAAGAAAACCATCGTGGGACAATAAGGAGCCAATGGCGTGAAGCTGGGCTGTGTCTTAACTGCGGAAAGCAAAGAAAAGCTGGAAGTTCGTTTTGCGAATACCATCAATCTATGATGGAAAAATCTTTAGAAAAAGCAAGAAAAGCGGGAGGGTGGACATCCGATTATGCTCACAAAAAATATTTCACCAAGCGACACCCTGATTGACTTTTCAGACCCATGTCTACGCACGTTCCTGCCTGTCCTCTTGCAAGACCACACGACAGGAAAGAACATCATCTGGGCGACAGACCCGCCGCCTGAAGTAGGCGTGGGCTTTGAAGATGAAATCACACTGGAACAGTTGGACAAGGTTCAGCTTGTCCCTCGTGTGCAAAAACGGCTGGCAGACCAGAAGAAGCGCACCAGCAAAAAAGCAGAGGTGTTTACGCCGACTTGGGTTTGCAAGAAGATGGCAGACGTTACAGAAAACGACCTGAAGGGCGAGGACTGGAAGGAGTACATCAACAAGACTTGTCTTGAAGTCACCTGTGGAGAAGCACCGTTTCTCACAAGCCGATACGATACCACAACAGGGCAGATGATTGCCGTGCCGGACAGAATCGGTCTGCTGGATAGGAAGCTGAATGTTCTGGCAGAGCAGTTCCATGACTACGATATGTGGATGTGTTGGGCAATCAACGCCTACGCATCGACATACGGCTATGAGTGGCAGGGAGACAACCTCTTGCTGGCAAGATGCAACCTGTTCCTGACACTGATTGAGAATTTCAGGTATCGGTTTGATGCTAAAAGGTTGGAAATCGGCTGTATGCCTATGTTCCTTGACTGCATCGCAGACATCATCTCATGGAACGTCTGGCAGATGGATGGGCTGAAAAAGACTGTGCCCGGCACGGACATTCCGTGCAAAATCAAAGACTGGAAAGCCAACAAAGAAATCCTGTTTAAGGATGTTGGGGGAGGATAAATAATGTTTGCTAATATCTACGAAACCGCAAAGGATGTATCGTTCTGCGTTGCGGGATGTGCTGGTATGTTCTATGTCGCTTACTTTTTCGTAAAACTTACGTTTGATATGATTTCCAAAATCTACTATTTATACCGCACCCTTGGAAGAAGGGGGAAAGAGTTTCTGGAATACAGGCGTTGTCGTGGAGATTTTGACACATATCTGCGTGACCGTGAAAGTAAGAGGAAGTTTTGGGACGAATATTACCAGAAAAAATATCAAGATGAAGCAATAAAATGCACTGGCGATTGTTCTGATTGCTCGAAAGCAAATTGTTTGGACAGGGTTTGAGGTGACAACTAATGCAAACTGACAGAGGAATCTACCACAAGCGAGTATGTGACCGCTGCGGAGCGGTTCTGGGCGGCAGGATGATGAACCCTGACGAATACTTCAAGGACTGGGCGTGGCGCAGGGACACAGGCGACCTGTGCCCGGAGTGCTATGCAGAGTATAAGCGAGTGATCGGGCGGTTCAACAGAGGAAAGAGAGGGCAGAGACAATGACAAGATGTTCTGTATGGCGTTGTAAGCAGTGTGGAGCGATTATCTACAATGCAAAAGATGCAAAAATTCCTGACAATGCGTTTGACGAACTTTTTGGCCTTGAGACTATTTGCAACAATTTAACGGGCTTTAGCCTGCCGACAGTCAAATACACACACAGATGCGACCAGCAGACAATCGGTTTGTGTGAGTTTATTGGTTGGAGAAAGCAAGAATGATTTACTGCACCACCGAACACTGCTCTTGCATGGGCATCAAGCAGTTCTCCGCTGGCAAGGCTATCCGATGCACAGCAGAATCCTGTGAGAACAAATCTGAGCCGTCCTGTGGCTCTTGTAAATGGTATGCAGAGCCTGAGGGCGTGTGCGTGAACGACCAGTCAGAACACGTTGCAGACTTCGTGTGGGACGAACGTGGATGCAAAGAATGGGAGGAGAAAGATGACAACAGGGGAGAAAATCAGGAAACGCAGGCTTGAACTTGGCATCACGCAGAAAGATGTTGCGAGGATGATCGGGACGACCGGCGCATACGTCAGTGCCGTTGAAAAGCAAAAGCGTGACGTAAAGAAAGAAACGCGACTGACAAAGTTTGCGGAAGCCCTTAAATGCAGCGTTGATGATTTAAGGTCAGATGTTCCTAAAGGCATGGTAGACCCCGCTAATGACGACTTCGGAGCTGTCTGCAACTGTGCTGTCCGCTACTGCTTGGGCAGACGGTCATATATGATTAGCCTTGTCTGCGGATACATAACGCCGCTTCTTCCGGAGCTGACCGACACGACGCTTGGTTGCTTTGAACGTGACATTGCAGAGCGCAAGCGGACAGGCTTTTTTGGTGATTCTTACGACTATGAGACGTGGGGTGCGTTTTACAAGGCGGTTTGTAAGGAGATTGAAGGGAGAAATGGCGATGGAAGTCAGGCCGATTGATGCAAATGCACTTAAACGTTATTTTTCCGATAGGCAGATGAAGTATGTAAGTGTGGATGAAGCTGATTACACATTCAATGCCTTGATGTTTGATATGCTCGGAGACGTAATAACAGCTATTGAAAATGCGCCAACAATCGAGGTAAAGAACAATGGCTAACACCCTTTGGCGTCCAGCAAGCGAACCGCCACGAGAGCGGACGCAGCCTTTGTTGCTTGCGACTAAGACAACGTGGCGTGATAAAGATGGAAAAATGTTGCAAGGAATCTCGCCGACAGCGTACTTTCTTGGCTGTTACGCAGACGGTCAGTTCTGGGATGAGATAGGCGAGAGACTGCCGAAAGATGTGACGGTGACGCATTGGATGGCGTTTCCGATGGTATAGGAGGGCTAAACATGACAAACAAGAAGTTTGGCATCATCATTATGGACTTGAGCCTTTTCGACTTTGGGCCGAAGCCGCCTTGCGGGTACATCAAAGCCAAACATATCCGCCCAGCGTACGGCAAAGGCGCAAGGCCTGTCAAGGCGCATAAGAGAATCACGAGAACGAGAGATGGCTTCAGAAAATGAAAAAACTTAAATTTCCTGAGGATTTCTTTGCGTACGAAAACTCAGACTGTCCTGACAAGGACATTGAAAAAGCCGTGAACGGAATGAAGAACTGGATGAAGGGCGAGAGCAGCCCTTGGTTCTTTGCTGCAGCTGGCAATTATCTGATTGTCGGTCTGATCGCTGAGGATGGGCAGAAAACAATCTACGTTGCGCGGCAGTATTATGAGATAGTCAATATTCCGGGCGAAGGATGGCTGCGTGAATCTGACGCTGAGTGCTTGTTTTGAGGGGGATTAAAGATGGAAGAACTTAAGAGATGTCCGTTTTGCGGTGCGGAACCACCGACTGTAAAAGTGATTCATCCACTCAATGTTGACATGGCTAGTTGGGTAGTCTGTGGAAAATGCGGGGTAAGCACTTCTGCAACATTTGGCAAGGAAAAAGCCGTCGAAGCATGGAACAAACGCTACAAAGAGGACTGAGTATGGAGCAGGAACACAAGCCGAGAACATCAATGATTCTCCTGTTGGAACACGTTCATGCGATGGACGAATTGACGGACGAGGAATTTGGAGCGTTCGTCCGCAACTATGCACAATACGTTGAGACCAGACTTGAGCCAGCATACGACAACGACCGTGCTATGCGGATGCTCTGGAAAGTCGTAAAAGCGTTCGATGATATGAACGTGCAGAAGATGGAAGAACGTGATAAGCGTAGACGAGAAGCAAACAAGAAAAATATAAACAAGCGTTGGAACGATAAAAAATACGAAAGCATACCAATGGTATCACAGGATACGAATGGTATAAATGGTATACCAAACATACCAACTGATACGAATGGTAGCTTATCTGTATCTGATTCTGTATCTGAATCTGATAAAAAAGAAAAATGTGAAAAGAAAAATGCCAACGAAGTAAAACGCTTTAAAGCACCGACTGCCGAACAAGCCAAAGAATACTTTTCCGAGAAGGGCTACATGGAATCAGAAGCAGAGCGGTTTGTTGACCACTTCACGGCAAATGGCTGGAAGGTCGGCAAGTCGCCTATGAAGGACTGGAAAGCTGCTGCACGGAACTGGATGCGTAACGTGAAGGACTGGAACGGTGGCTATCAGCAGACAATGGCTGAATTGCCTGACGAGGGAGACTTTCTGCGGTGAATATTGAAAATCAGACCCAATACATTCTGCTGGGGGCAGTTCTCACGTTCTCGGAATACGCCGATGTGCTGCAAGACCTTAAAATCGACGATTTCTGCCCTGAACTGCGTGATACATTCGCTGCCATTCGTGGTTATTGGGAACACAGTGACAAATGGAACCCGGTAGAAGTCATGGGGCGGTACGATAACTGCAAGAAAGCAATGGGTGAATGTCTGGATGCCTTCGGCGCAGAGTTCATCCGAAACGTCACCCATGATATGATGCTTGGATGGGCTGGAATCGTCAAGGAACAGGCAGCGTTGTCCAGAGCCAGAGAGATTGCGTTCAAAATCGTTGATGGCTCGACCAGATACGCAGACCTGACGGGCATTTATGAGCAGTTAGGCGAAGCTATTAACCTGCACAACGAGAGAAGTGATTTTATTCCGATGTGCGATGGTATAGACAGCTACATCCGCAGACTGGATGATAAGCCGGAGTATATTAGCACAGGGCTTAAAGTGCTGGATAACAACTTGCATCTTGTGCTGGGCAATTTCGTTGTGATCGGTGGCAGACCGTCTGCTGGTAAGACTGCTCTATCCCTGCAACTTGCCTGTGAAATAGCCAAAAACGGACGTAAGGTGGCATATTTCAGCCTAGAGACAGACCCAGACACACTCTACTCTCGTATTATCGCAAACCAGCTAGGTGTACCGCTGCACACGGTTAAAAACAAGACCGTCAGCATTGACGAACTTGACCGACTGGCAACCATCAAGAAATATCCGCTATTCGTCCGCTCTGCCGCTGGTAAGAGTGTTGGATGGATTAGAACGCAGTCCATCAGGATGCAAGCCAAAGTGGTTTTCATCGACTATTTGCAGCTTATCCATCAAGCCGGAGCGAAAGACCGATACAGTGCCGTCACGGAGATTAGTATAGCGCTGCATGAGTTTGCACAGTCCACGGGAACACTGGTGGTAGCACTTGCACAGCTCAATCGAGAGACCGCAAGAGCAGGCATCCCACCGACTGCCGCAGACTTGCGAGAATCCGGGCAAATCGAGCAGGACGCAGATGCTATTATCCTGCTGGCACAGAAAGTGAAAACGCAAAAGAGACCAGAAGAGCACTATCACTTTGCGCTTGAGAAGAACAAAGAGGGCAACGTGGGGTCACTGGACATCACGTTCCAGATGGAGACGCAGCAGTTCAAAGAATGCGTGTGGATGTAACGAGAGGAGAATAAATATGAAATACCGCAAGAAGCCAGTTGTTATCGAAGCATTCAAGCTCAATGCACGAGGACTTGTTGGAGAAGATTGGTTCTGGGATGCAGTAAGTAGCAATGATATTATCACGCATGATTTCGGAAAGTTTTACGATGACCCTGCGTGGTGCGAGATTAAAACGCTTGAAGGGACTATGATTGCGAGAACAGGCGATTATATCATTCGTGGCGTAAATGGCGAAATCTACCCGTGTAAACCTGACATTTTCGAGAAAACATACGAAGCGATTGAGTGATAGTAGCCTAGCATCGCTTCTGCGCTCATATCGTCACAGTAGAATAGGCAAGAAAAACAGATAACAGGGGCAGGGTGATAAAGTTATCGTCTGAACCCTATAAATATTTTTAACTACACAAAATACAGGAGGAAAACAACTATGGCACTTACCAACATCGAGCGTGAAACTATCATCAACTTCAACGCAGCGGAAGATACCGCAGAAGTCTACACGGCTGACCCGGTTTACATTCGCAAGCTGGACAAGCTCTGTGAGCAGTTCCCCGACACATACAAGTTTATGGCGGAGCTGTCTGCTAAGCGGTGCAAGGAATCCAAGACCTATTCGATGCCGAAACGTCTTGTGAAGTTCCGGTCGCCTGTCACTCGTAAGATCAGCGAAGAGCAGCGTGAAGCACTGGCAGATCGTCTGCGTAAGGCAAGAGAAGCCAAGAATATCCAATCTTAGCTCGTACGGCTACAAAACTACTGTATCAGAAAGCATGGAATGGTGTCAGGTGGTAAAACTACCCTCTGCGACTATTCCGTGCTTTTTTCTCTTGTTATTTATCAGGAGAAAACGGCAAGGTCTGAATTTGAGAAAGAATCGTCTAATCGCAGGGCAGATTGAGACGAAAGCGAAGAATGACTGCGACTATCGGAAAAATGCGTTTGAATGCAAATGAATGCACTTGTATGCGTTTGCATCCAATCTTCCCCCCTTTCTTCCCCCTCTTTCCCCTACAACCCCTATTACCCCCTATAATCCCCCTAACTCCCCCCTCAAACAAATAAATTGTTTGAGGCCCCACGCCAAAATGGTGAGACAACTGCGACAACTGAAAATGACAACCATATTTTTTGCAAAGGTTCTTTCTCCCTACAACCCTCTATCTCCAAAGCTACACCGTTAGCCAGCAGGTCAGACCGTGACTAACATCTACCGTCAGGTTCTATTTGCTGAATATGGGCATACCGTCTATCTGACCTCTACGTTGCGTCACCCTCTATCGTCCGGCGCACCGCGCCGACCGGGTGACCTTCAACGGTAACGGCATCTAGCCTGTAAAGGGTGACAGTATCTGACCCACCACCATCTGCGACTATTTCACATGGAGGATTGACTTCATTTTGTAGTCAGCAGAATATGTAGAAATGTTGCATAGATGTATGAGCAGTTGATTACAAATTGAAAGCAACTGACCAGTCGGATAGTCTTATTAGATAGTTAAAAGTATTGAGGCATTTGCCGAATGGATAATCATAGTCGATTGGTATGATATAATTGTAGTTGTCAGTAATTAAATCGGAGAAGGACGAACCGAATCGGATGATACGACTATTACGGTGGAATAATAGTTAAAAAGATTGAGCAATTATTTGCGACTATTATAATAAGTACGATGGATAAATATTTTGAGGTAATGTGATTGGGATTAAAATTGACAGGTGTCTTTACACATATTGATTTTTTTGGTGGTCTGATGACTTAGCGACTATCGCACCTCTCTTTCTCTAAAAGGAGAACGACTATTTCACACAAAAAATACACGACTATTTGACGATAGCTCGCAAGAAAATGCTACGACTATTACTCTACGACTATCAGCGAGCTACTCGTTGCTATACAATATATAGGACTTTCAAAAGCTAGTCATCTGACGACTTTACGACTATTTTATTGGAGAGACTGCGACTATTGGCTACGACTATTCCAGTCGGAACGCTGCGACTATTGCTGGCCTCTATTAGCTATCGGGCGAAAGCCCGAAAAGAGATACGGCGGTAGACGTCAATGGTTCCGCTCCGCCCGCCGCCCTCCTGCTGCTGGACTGCTGACAGCGTGTCAGCACTTGCCAGCGATCCGCAGACGGCAGGAGCTGATCCCTCCGGTCTGGCATGGTCTGCGATATGTTGCACCCTCTTATATACATTATTATAATAGGCGGTCTGTGCTGACCTGTACAGCGTCCGGGCGCGGCGTTGGTATCTGGTATATGCTGGAGGTGCTGCGCTTGATGGTATGCCCTCCAGTGTGGCGCAGTCGGTGCATAGTTGGCTTGTGTAGTTACTGTATTGTGTACGCTGGAATGGGCCAAATCAACGGAAACACCCATGTAAAGCCCTGTGCGCTGTTTTGCGGAGTTGGTGATATAACTGCATAGACGGCACAAAACGCCCTGTAAACGATTGTATATAGCTGTATTGCAGCAGGGCAAAATAAAAGCCCTGCACCCTCAGCAGATGCAAGGCAAAAGAAAAGCCCGGTCATTTCTGACCGGGTGAAGATTTTATTAGTGCCATTCAATTAAACGCTTTGTGCGCTTCAATCCTGCCAGCGTATAATCTCCGCTGACATTATCCCACACACGGGAGCGGGTGTTATAGGCGTATGGATAAAGCGTTGTCTGATTTGCGCTATCCCAATTCACTGCGTGATGTACTTTTCCGGTTTCGTCGTCCACATAAATACTCAGGCCGTTTACTTCGTGCTCCGTGTAAGTTTTCATGGTAATACCTTTCTTTCTGGGCTTTTGCCTTTTTTTTTCAGTATATCATACTGCAAGCCCTAAAAACAGGACTTGCAGAAAGTTTTTTTGCCCTTTTGGGCTGGGGCGGGGTTGCTTTACGGTGCAGCCCCGCTAAAGTATCCGGAC